AAGATGCTGTAAGAGTGCAATCTGACCCGCGTGTCCAGTTTGTATCAATAGATGTTTTTCAAAAGGATCAAGCATTAACAGTTGCATTAGTTTTATTATTTGTTCCAGAATCTATAACAGATAATCTATTTGTATCCTTCTCTCTTACCGATAAGGAATCTTTCTAATGAAATACATGCGCCTTAAATCAGGAAATATATAATGTCAGCATCAACAAGAACTTCTAATTTATTCGCCAGTGAAGATTACCAAAAAATATTCAAAGCGTATTCCTTTATTGATTATACGGCATATGATTTTGACACCTTAAAACAAGCATTAATAAATTATGTACAGACATACTATCCTGAAGATTTCAACGACTATATTGAAAGTTCGGAATTTATTGCTATTATTGAATTACTTGCTTATTTCGGTACAAGTCTTGCATTTAGAACAGACTTAAATAGCAGAGAAAACTTCATCGACACCGCTGAACGTAGAGAAAGTATTATACGTTTAGCACAAATGGTAAATTATGTTCCTAGGAGAAATATACCCGCTAGTGGCCTATTTAAGATTGCAGCAGTACAAACTGATCAGCCTTTGACAGATGCCAATGGTGTGAATATTAATGATTATACTATTTATTGGAATGATCCTAATAATCCAGACTGGTTTGACCAATTTGTACAAATTTGTAATGCTGCATTTAATCAGACAAATCCTTTCGGACGTCCGAGTAAGAGTGGACAGATAGGTAGTATTCCTACCGACTTATACCAACTGAATAATGTAACGCGACTTAATGTAACTTATCCGACAATTATTACAATCAATGGTCAGCAATACCCGATAGATGTATGTAACCCCGATTTTATTCCTAATCAAACAATTTTTGAGAGAGATCCCGATCCCACCAATGCATTTAATTTTATATATAGAAATGATAGTTTAGGAGTTTCATCTGCAAATACAGGATTCTTTTTATATTTTAAACAAGGTAATTTAGTTAATACCGATATAAATTTTGATTTTCCCGTACCTAATAGATTATTTCCTATCGACATACAAAATATTAATCAAGAAGATGTATATGTTCAGGAAACAGATCAGAGCGGCAACGTAATTAATAAATGGTTAAGAGTTCCTGCACTTGCAGGAGAAAATGTTATCTATAATAGTATCCAGTTTGCACAAAGAAATATATTTGATGTGCTTTCTGGAGCCAATGATACTGTTAATATAAGATTTGCTGATGGTAATTTCGGTAATGTGCCGACTGGATTATTTAGATTTTGGACACGCATTAGTGCTAACCAAGCACTTGTTATTCGCCCGAACGATGCACAAGGTTTACAAATTAATATTCCCTATATCGGTGTAGATCAACAATCATATACATTACGAATTGTTTTTAATTTAGAACAAACAATCGGTAATGCAGCAGCATCCGAAACTAATGAACAAATTAAATTACGAGCACCCGAAGTATTTTCTACACAATCTCGTATGGTTAACGGTAGTGACTATAATGTTTTACCTCTTATATATGGTAATCAGATAACAAAGATAAAGGCACTTGACAGAACTTATAGTGGTCAGAGCAGATATATAGATTTAAATGATCCAACAGGATTTCATAAAGACTTAATTATCTTCGGCCAAGACGGCGCTCTGTTTAGAGACAACCAGAATGTACTGACCGAAGTTGTTCAAGACGATTCTAATATAGGTACAATCAACACAATAATTACAGACACTATTCAGACAATGTTGCGAGATCCGAAGGTAAACACTTTCTTCTATGATGAATACTTGCCTCAGTTTGAAGCCAAGATTAGAGTTAATCCTACGATATTAGCACCCGATGGTTATTCTATATTAGAAATAAATAATCCTTCTCAATTGCCCTTATATTGGAAGACACAGCCTTTAAAATTTAAAAATAGTACAGGCTATTTCACTAATACAGCATTACCCAATTTATCTATTACAAGTATATCGGGCAGCGGTTCTGTTGTTACAGTTAATTACGTAGGTGCAGCTATCCCTATTTCATCATATGTGGTGATATCGGGTGTCACTACCACTGCGGCATATAATAATACATATGCTGTAGTCAGCTCATCTACAAATATTTTAACATTTAACAGCACTACCACCGGTATAGGGACTGTAACAAATGCAACCATATCATATCCAGGTGTACCTTTGGTTAATACCTTTGACTCCGATAACTTTCCGTCGGGAACATATCAGCCATGGGGATTTATAAAATCGGGCGCTGTACTCGTGTTTAATAATCCCGCCGATGTAACAATGACTAGTTCTGCAGGTGTTAATAGTGTTGTAGAGGCGGGTGTACCTTCGATTATTAATCCGTTGAATCCTTATGCAGATGTCGGGCCTGTAGAATTAGGTATCGAAGAAAATACAAATTACCAAGCAATGAAGGTATATCCAATTTTTAGAAATAAATTAACTGATGCCGAATTATTAGAGATAGATGATGCTATTACTTTAGGAATATCTTTTTGGTTATATTATGATGTATTAGAAGATATATGGCATACATCGACTGCGACAACACCAGGATTAACTGATCAGTCAAATCAACCCTGGGAATATGCTCCTGCCGATGTTATATTAGGCACACCGCAGATTTATTCTACTACGAATTGGCCATTAAATTCTGCTGGTGGATTATTATATATTAATATTTCAAGTGGTAGTATACCTGGTACGACAGTATATGATCTTACAGCAAGAGGTAGGACTTATGTATTTGAATCTTATAGAGACGTCAGATTCTACTGGGAACCAGACCAAGTTGTTGTCGATAATGCCACTGGACTGGCTTTAAGAGATTCTATAGAAATAATGCCGTTCGTTAATACAAATAGTCTCATAGATAATAATTTACCAATAATAGTTAACCCGGTTGATTCTTTTCTAAGGAAGCAAATTTCATTTAATATATCCGGGGTATTTATACAGAACGATGGTTGGCAAGATAGTGCTAAAGTAGAAGTATCGTTAGTAGATTCCAATAGTGACGGTATAGCAGATAACCCTGCAGGATTTGATAATATTGTAGGCCCAGACGACCGAGTTGTATTCGAATATTATACAAATGATTTGACTGGTTACCAGAGTACTAGACCGTGGGTATCTATGTGGAAAACAGATTTACAAGATTCAACAGGTGATCTATATGTATATTTTCCTATAGCAAGTCCAGGGGCAGATACAACCTTATATAGTGCACCATATATAGCTAATATGCAATTATATAGTAATTCAGATATATTGGACCCGGGAACATATAAAGTATCGAACCCGTCATTCATATATGTATATATGGATGTGGCAGATCTATTGTTCATAAATAATTTATTACAAATAGAATATACAGACCCACTGTCTACTCCTGCAATTACTATTGCTAATCAGCTAACAGCATTCTTTAATAATGATACTACTACATATTCGTGGTTAAACGGTATAGATAAGATAATCGATAAGTCAAATATACTATCTACATACTTTATATCTAAGAGTTATTTACTTTATTCTATTAGTACTCCGGGATTCGGTGTTTATTATGCACTTCAATTCGCGTCGACAGCCGATACAGGCTACACTACAGGTTATGTCATAGAGAATTATTTGGATACATATCACTTCGATAAAAATGGTAAAGTATTCACGCAGAATACAACAGTACCGACGCTCGAGCAATTACCGTTATACTTTAAATGGAGTCATTATTCTCCAATAGATCAAAGAATAGATCCTTCGGTAACTAATATTATAGATATGATTGTCATAACAGACAGTTATTATAGAGATGTTACTATTTGGAAGAATTCTAATGGATCTGCACTAACACTTCCTGCAGCGCCTACAACAGAAGAATTGAGAATACAATTTCAAGACTTAGATCAATATAAAATGGTCAGTGATTCTATGATATGGAATTCTGGAACATTTAAAGTTTTATTTGGTCCACAGGCGGCTACCGAATTACAAGCAACATTCAAAGTAGTTAAATCGGCTTCGTCGTCGGTTAGTGATAATGAAGTAAAGACAATGGTAATAACTGCTATAGATCAATATTTCGATATTAGAAACTGGGATTTCGGTGAAAAATTCTTTTATACAGAATTGGCAGCATTTATACACCAACAACTTTCCAGAGTTATAGCATCAGTTGTTATTGTACCAAACAGTGCTAATTCTTTATTCGGCAATTTATTTGAGATAGTTTCTAACCCAAATGAATTATTTATTTCTACCGCAACAGTCAATAATGTGGCAATAGTAGCTAATTTAACAGACGCTAATTTAAGAGTATAAAATACATGACTCAATATATAAAAAAACTTCCTGCCGTTTTTCAAACGGTAACTGAAAAGAAATTCTTCGACGCAACATTCGATCAAGTCTTTTCAAAGAAAGATAGTGACTTATTAGCGGGATATTTAGGGCGCAGAATAGCAGGAGACTATAATCCTGTCACAGATTTTTATCTGCCAGAACCATCCAAAGATAGGACTTGGTGGCAATTAGAAGCTACGGCTTTTGCACGTACTGAAGATACAACTAAATCAAATATATATTTTTATGACGATCTGTTAAACAGAATCAAATATTACGGCGGGAACATTCTTAATCAAGATAGGTTATTTGAGTCAGAATATTATAGTTTTGGCCCACCAATAGATTATGATATGTTTATTAATTATCAAAACTATTACTGGATTGAACAAGGGTTGCCAGCCATCACATTAACTGGCGTGACAAGTGCTGATATAATAGGCAAACCGGCTTTTAACACATCGGAAATACCAGGTGCTACTCCATTAAATCTAACAATTACGACAGGTATGTCTATTATTATATTAGGCGACCCGATATATGGATCAACACATACAGTAGAAAATATGGGCGGATGTACAGGAATTCAACTCATCCCGCCTTTCCCTGACTTTACATCAGGTACTATATTTGAATACTTACCGTGGGACGGTTCCACAACTTTATCTACAGGCCGAGTCATAAATAATGCACTGTGGGACGGGAATTCGTGGGATACTCAGACACAACCCGGTTCGGGGGATTATTTAACGATAGAGCGGGGTTCTGCTGATAAAAACTCGTGGTCAAGAACAAATAAATGGTTTCACATAGATGCAATTACTGCATCTATGTCAGTAACAGGAACATCTTTACCTACTAATGCTACCAGAGCACTGCGTCCTATCATACAATTTATAGCAGGATTAGAATTGTATGGATCGGGAACACAATTTAGATCATCTATTAGTTACGGATTAAGAGATAATGGGTCTGGCAATCCATTACGATTAGTCGATTATAATGGACAAACCGATGTATATATTGATCTAGTATTAGGTATAAAGCTAGTAGGTGGCGAACTCGTTAGTTTCTTTAATGACGATACAGAAATATCTGTCGACATGTGGGACGAATTTAACTGGGATATACACGGCTGGGAAACCGGTTCGGCATTTATAAATCAATATATATTTCAGACAGTTGTTACGGGAGGCATTGTCACTTTTATACCTTATACATCCTATGCAACACCTATAATAGAAGGGGATATTGTTTTTATTACAGAAGACGGACCGTTTGACGCTGCCTTAAAAGGGCAAGTATGGTTCTATAGTTCAAATGTATGGCAAGAAGCGGTAAATGATAAGATATCGTTAAATCAGGCACCTTTATTTCAACTATATGATCATAACGGTGTAGGATTAAATGACCCCGTTACTTATCCGCTAAGTACTTTTTCAGGAAGTAAGATATTTTCCTATAAAATAAATACAAGCCCAGGCGCAACTACTGATCCGGTATTAGGTTTCCCAATAGTTTATACTGGGCTTGGTCAGTCACTCGATATTGTTTTTCAAAATAACTTGATGACCAACAGGTATACGTATACTCAGGATTCGGTATCTTTACCTATAAATGGTTATTACTATTATAAGATAGATGGAAGCACAACATTATATAATAATTGGAACCTATATCAACCTTGTCCATGCAGCAACATAGATATACCTACACCAGCATCTTGTTTAGCAACTAGTAAACAACGAGTTATAGATAAGTTTGTAGTGGGATACGGGTCAGAATATCAATTTAAATTAAGTGTTACTCCGTATGATTATCCTGGTACAGGGTTCGAAGGCCTGGATATTTTAGTATTCGTTAATAGTACAAAAGTACAAAATGCTAACGAAACAGCCGACGGATATACAACAGAGATTATTAACAATAATGTATATGTAGATTTAACAATATATTTGACTAACTTACTAAGTGTTACACAATCTCAGCCACCTGTTGTAGAGATATATACATACACACAAGGATTGCTCGATCCTTTAGCACCCGGATACTTCGAAATACCTCAACAACTAGATGCTAACCCATTACAAAAAGAAATTTTCGAAATAAGCGGAAGTAATTTAGTAGAACAATTTTCCTCCATCATAGGTAATCAAATAGATGAAGAAGGGGGATATGCCTCGGAGACAGAGGAGGGTAACCCCGAAGGAGCCAATAACTATCGAGATACAAGAAAAAATAGGTCAGTTGGTTCGTTTATTCTTCAGAATCTTGCACCACTAACAAAGACTATGTTAGTATCGTCGTCTGACGATTTAGATTTTATTGTTAGTGAAAGATTTAGCCAGGATGAATATACAAAATTTAAGAATAAATATTTAAGAACTGCATTACAACTTATTAATCAAGGATTCAATCCTGTTCAGTATCATAATAATACTATAGTAATTAGCGCCTGGGTAGAAGAAATATTAAAGATTACTAATATATCTAACGAATTTTCGTCTGCATTTGCATATTCTTATATGATTGCCAACGGTAGTCCTCGTTTTAGTGAAACACAAATTGTACCTTTATCCGGTAGTATAACAGTAACAAGTTACGTAGATTTATCGGATCCCAAGAATGCGATGTATATTTATGATATAGATCCTATCACCGGTGCAGAAGAATTACTTGTTATAGGTAAAGATTATGAAATTGTATCATCGACTATACCTATCGACATACAAGTTAATGCAGATAGAATCGGCAATACCTTATTCATAGCTCTGTATAAAAACTCGTTGCCTGCATACATTCCTTCTACACCTTCTAAAATTGGTGCATACCCGACATATCTGCCAAGAATTGAATATGATACGTCTTATGCGATACCTACACACGTAATCATAGGTCACGACGGTTCTAAGACAATAGCATATAGTAAATATGTCGGTCAGGTACTTGTAGAGAAAGACTACAGAGATCAGTTATTACTTGAACTCGAAAAGCGAATCTATAATTTAATACAGTATAAGTTCAGACATCAATATTATTTGCCAGTAAGGGTGGAAGAAGTAAAATCTGGATATTTTAGAGAAACAAGATATTCGAGACAGGAATATTTAGATATAACGGAATCATATCTAAATAAATGGTGTGCAAAAAATCGTGCTAACTATCGTGCCAATGATTGGTATTCGTCGAGTTTAGTTACACCAACAAATGAGTTATGGAAATTATATAATTATACCGATGCCGTAATTGGGTTAGTGCCACTCTTAGGTGCACCAGCATATTTCTTACCTGGAAATTGGAAAGGTATATATCAGTATTACTATGATACTTGCTATCCTAATACTCGCCCATGGGAGATGTTAGGCTTTTCTGAAAAACCGTCTTGGTGGAATAGTCAATACGGCCCGGGCATTGTAAATCCTGACGGACCTGCTTTATCTAATGTATGGCCGAATACCCCGACATATTCTTTAATGTGGCACGATTTGGAATACGGTATTATTCGGCAAGGCCCCTCTGCAATTTATAATCCTGTCACACTATTGCCGCAAGAACAAGCGATATGGGCGCGTCCCGGATTATCTGCAATTATACCTGTAGATAGTACTGGTCAAATTATACCAATACCTGCATTATTTGATATAGCCATTGCTTCGGATACAGCACCCTTTACGCATTTTGATAAAGAATGGAAATACGGTGATGGATCGCCGGTTGAGCAAGCATGGATGTCTACTTCATCTTATGCCTTCAATATACAAGAATTTTTATATCTGATGAAGCCAGCATCGTACGGTGAATTAATGTGGGATACATCAGGAACACAAATATCTGCAGGTATGTTATCGGTACCAGGTGAAGACGGTCCAGTGATGTCAAATACAAATTGGCAATATGTACAAAATGATACCTATACAAATAGCGATCCATTATTTGCTTGGATGAGACCAAAAAATTCGACACAACTCGTTCATGCAGAATCAGTAGATAATATTATTCAGGTTAGATACGGATATCAGCGATGGATTAGTGATAGAATTCTTTTCTTAGGAAAAGATATTACATCTACTTTTGGCCAAAAAATTCGAACACTAGATGTTAATTTAGCAAATAAATTAGCAGGCTTTACAAACAAAGATACGACAAATATTTATATTGAATCAGTTAGTCCGAATGCAACAACAAATAGTCTAATTATTCCATCTACCGACTTTAGTGTATTGTTACACAAGAGTCCGGTAGTCGATACATATTCTTATAGCGGTGTTATAGTTAGAGCACTTGTTGACGGTACATTTGCGGTCTATGGATATGACCTACTTAATGCAGAATTTATAACACTCGATAGATCAGATTCTATATTAATAGATGTAACTATAGGCGGCACACCTGAACCATTCTTATATTTTGTAGCAGGTTCCACATATAATGCTGGTGATATTGTTAGATATAATGGTATATATTATCTTAGTTTAGTTACACAGACAGTACAGCAATTCAGAACAGGCAGTTTTGAAAAGCTTAAATCGTTACCTATAAAAGGTGGTGTATCTGTAATATATAAACCCGTATCGAGTCAAACAATAACTAAGATTCCTTACGGTACAGTATTAAAGACATCTCAGGCAGTATTTGATTTTCTAATAGGTTGGGGTGCCTATTTAGAATCCAGAGGTTGGCAATTCCAAGATGTGAATCAAGACACAAATATATTGAATGATTGGTTAACTTCTGCAAAACAATTCTTATTTTGGCTGAACTCAAGTTGGGCACCAGATGCATCTATTCAATTAAGCCCTTTAAGTAACAAAGCGACACTAACTGTTTCTCGAGGATATCCAAACGATGTTGAATCACTCTCTAACGGTGTATATAGTATTTTAGATAAGTTTGGTGTTGCTATGCCGCCAAATAATACAACTACTGATAGAGAAGGTAGGACTATATCTGTAGAGCCTACGTCACTTGCATCTGGAGGAATTTACTATTTGCAAGTCAACACATCGGAGACCGAGCACGTAATTATAATAGATAATGTAACTAGTTTCAATGACACTGTCTATATTCCTTTACTAAGATCGAGACAACAACGTATTCGATTCAATGGATTTAGAAGTAATGGCTGGTACGGCAAAATGGAAGCTCCTGGTTATCTTGTATTAGATAATCAGCTTATGCCTAACTTCGATACAATAGTAGATAATATGAGATACTACTATGATCCCAATGTGACAATCGATAACCCTTCTTTAGAAGATTTAGGTCGACATCTGATAGGATATGAAAGTAAAAGCTATCTAGATAATCTGCAAGTTGCCAACGACGTTCAATATTTGTTCTATCAAGGTGCTATTAGGCAGAAAGGTACTAAGCAGGCATTTGAAAAATTGTTTAGGTCTACGAAGATTCAGAGCAACGAAATTATACAGGTATTCGAAGAATGGGCTTTAAGACTTAGTAAATTTGGTAATACAATCGAGCAGGTATCTACGGAATTTATTTTAGAACCCGAGCAAAATACAGGTGATATTATTGTTGCTAGATTAAACTATGTTCCATCGACATTAGGGACAGTTAAACGGATTAATGTACTGAATGCAGAAAATATATATACGTCTGTACCTAAAGTAGTTATTGGTGAGCCTGATGCCGAACCTTTACCGGGATGGACAGATTGGGATGGATCGGTAAATTATGCAGAAAAAGCTGTAGTAATGTATCCGGATATTTATAGCAATAAGCTATATTATTCTAGCAATGTAGCCGACAACCAATGGAATACACCATCGTCAACCAGTACTTATTGGACACTGACCTTAACAACACGGGTTGCTAAGGCTTATATTATATTAAACAATCTAGGTAAAATTTCCAGAGTAGATATGACAGATAATGGCGCCGGATATTTGAAGGCACCCATTATCGATCTTAATTCGGGATCAGAATCTCATGCACTAGATAACCTATATGCTGTTTGGCAGGGCGACATCATTAAAGATGCAGCTAGAGATAATATTATAGATATAGATATAAATGATACAGCATTATGGACAGTAAGGCCGGCCGATCCTGCATATTCTTTAGTATTCCCTACCACCACTAATATAGATTATCCACTACCTAATGCTGGATATGTAAATTTTAATGATGTAACTTGGTCATCGTTTGATGTAACGCAGACAGCAGTGGGCTGGGGTACAGCAGATTTAAATCCTACAGAAAATGATACTGTATGGGTAGCAAAGAATTTTGTCGAAGACTGGTCTGTCTATAAGATGACAAACTTTAATAATAACTGGTCTATTACTAAAGATAATAATAATGATTTATTATTATTAACTGATTACGGCGTAGTATCTACATTATCGATTAATCTAGCATTCGGTGGTATAGGTGCTAATGCAGTATTAGAGCCAGTCGTTGATTGGTCTGGTCGTATCGTCTCAGTTAATATCATAGAAGCAGGTATTGATTATACTGTTGCTGATACTATTGTTGCAGCAAGAGCAACACCCGGCTCACTATCAGATATTGATGCAACATTCTCGATTACGACAGGCGTAGTCGGTGAAATTCTTACAGTAACCGTTCTTAATCCAACGACTAATAGCGGTTATGCACCTGTTGCTAATGTAACTATAATCCCGCAGTTATGGGATTCGGCAACGGGCGAAAGAACTGATTTTGGTAATATGATATCACTACAGCAAGTTGTAAACGGAAAACCTATTCCTGCCAATAATTATGCCGTAGGTATATTACCTTATACAACAACCGATTATAATGCACCGGGCACATACACAGACCCCGATACTCTTATAACATATAATGCATACTACATAACAACACTAGCCGGTGTACCTATAACAAATAGTGATATAGGCAATTATGCAGATTTTACAAATATGTTATTATTTAAGACTATGCGATTTGCTGTCAGTCCGGATTGGGGCTGGCCGCTAGATTATATACAACTTAATGAGAAAATTTGGGTGGACGATATAGCCGGTAAATGGAATGTATCGATGTGGGAACCCAGTGGCGAGTGGTATGCTTTAATACCCTTCAGACAACAAGCAGACTTAATCAATACATCTTTATTTGAGAGTGCAAGTATATTCGGAGTATTAGATAATACAGAAATTATTCAGTTACCTATCTATGACCCATTTAAGAATATATTACCTGGGCCTGCAAAACAAAATATAACATACATTTCGCCACAAGATCCTGCTAGTTATAATGTAACGGGCGATCCTACTTTATTCAGCGAGAATATAATATTTGCTGAACGTCAGGTAGGTCAATTATGGTGGGATTTATCTTCCTTAAAATATGTATATTATGAACAGCCGATTGCATTAGATGGCAGTGAGACTGAGACAGATAATGATATATACAGGAGAGATCACTGGGGTCAACTATTCCCGGGCAGTACAGTAGCCATATATGAATGGGTGAAGAGTTCAGTTCCTCCTGCTCTATATACAGGTACAGGAATTCCGAGAGATACGACAACATACGTCCAATATACTTCATCCAATAGATTTACTAATATATCACAGGTCAATTATTATTTCTGGGTTCTAAATACTACAGATAAACCTAATGTAGAAAATAGGACAATGGCGGCGTTAGATGTATCTTCAATGTTACAGTCACCCAAGAGTCAGGGATTTGCATTCTTCTGCCCTATACAGCAGACATCGACAAATAATTCTTATATGTTCTATAATGTACAGTCGATATTAGCATATAAAGGTAATAATGTACAGATTAAATATAGGTTATCTGAGAGAGACGACCAAGAACATGCTCAGTGGGCATTTTTCAGGGAAGGTGATAATACATCCATAGTAACAGATCAATTCTGGAATAAAATGGTCGATAGTCTGTGTGGATATACACAAACCTTCTCGACCTCAGATAATATGTCTGCTATCACCATCGTCCGTGATATGCCGTGGGATATATACGGCTGGGATATTGTCGAGCAGGGTGAAGTATTTGCTATACCAGATCCTATGTTAAGTAACAGTGAAAAATACGGTGCAGAATACCGTCCTCGTCAAAGCATGTTTATATCATTAGACAATTCGAGAAAAGTATTTGTTCAATCAGCAAATTCTTTATTAAAGTATATACCTATCAGAGATAATAACCCCGGATGGAATTCGAGTGTGTCATCTAATAACTTCTGGGCATATACTAATTGGTATGCAATCGGGTATGAAGACATAATACCTACGGTAGTGTTTCAAACATTGGCTGAAGCAAATACAGCACTAACTACATCACAGCTTAAAGTAGGTGATATAGTAGAGGTATCTAACGGAACAATAGACAATCGGTTTATATTATATGCTGTGGTACAACTAGATGCAGCAAGTCCTGTACTTAGTCTCGAAACGGTGGGTATTGAAAATAGTGCAATTATGTTACTAGACACACTATATACAGTAAAGAATTTATATAATTTATCTGTCGAATTAAGAGAGTTACTTAATGCATTTAGAACACAGATTATGATAGAACAATACTTAATAGATCAGAACGAATTATTCTTTTCTATGATAAACTATGTAATCAGCGAGCAAAAGAATCCAGATTGGGTATTTAAATCATCTTACATATATATTAAAGAAAATAATATACCGTTGACTCAAGACAGATTATATGTGCCTGATCAGATCAATAACATTATTAATTTTATTACAGATTCTAAACCTTATCACACACAGGTACGAGATTATACCAGTGCTTATGTAACATCGGATTTAGCACCAGGCGGATCATCGGATGGTGTATTACATATTATGGTAGATGGACAACCGGTTGCATATCCTGACCCTAATGCATTAGGTATATACCCTAAATTAAGATCTAAGATACAATTCGGGCCAGATTGGGCAGGAGATATTATTTCCCCGTCTTCTTATATATTGGATGGTAATACACTTGCCCAAATAGTAGACAGAAGTCTTACAAATGGCATGGACAATGTATTCACTGTCGAATTAACAACACCCGATCCATCAAAGAAAGGATATTCACAATTATATCCTTATACTTTCAGTCTTTTGACTGAAAATAATCCACAAACATTTATAACACCGCGTGATATAGTAGCAGTCTATAAAGATTCGATAATACTATTATACGGTCAGGACTATTATGTAGAGTATAATGATGATAGTACATATACTGTATATTTCTATAATGATCCTAGCGGGGCCTCTTCTTTAGTGGCATTTGTGTGGTTTGATGGTGGCCAACTATTAATCGCTAATAATTATGTAGATAGAAATGAGACCGCTATCGGCAATGCAGTAGATGATTTAGTTGCTAATGCAGATACAAAGTTACCAGTTAACGATATCAGTAGTATATTGGCACCATTAACTGTTGCACCGTATGTGGGATGGGGAGAAATATGGGATGCAGTGGGTGACCCTGTTGTATCACAGATATTAATAGATGCTGGCGGCACTGATTCGGTACCGTGGGATGCTCCAGAAAGTTCGCAAGACGAATATCTGATGTTGTTACCTAATACAATAAGTTTCAAAGAAAATACAAATGTGAATACAGGTCAGGATTTCTACAGAAATGCAGATGCATTCTCCGGAACATTAATGAATAATATACCTATACCTACTACATTAACTGAGAACTTAGATACAATTATAGTCTTTGTAGATCCTATAACGCACCCTATTACAACCCATATCTTACCTGACCCGACACTTATACCGGGTGTCTTATGGATAAATGGTGAAAGAATAGAATATAGACTGAAAACTCCAGACCCGATATTAGCTAATACGTGGGAATTAGGTTTAATTCGCAGAGGAACAAATGGGACTGCTCCTACTGTACATATTATATCAGATACAGTATGGGTAGAAAAAGATAATATTATGCCAATTACAGCCGAGGATACTGTATGGAATGCAGCAGACCCGACCGCAGACCCGACCACGGAAGCATCATATAACGATTGGGCAGCTAGTCCTGTGCCTGATCCCGGGCCTGACGACTTTAGCAAAATTGCATATCAACCTAATACAAGAGTATATTACTTAGGCAATAATTACTCAGCTAACGAGTTGATACATGAATTTCAAAATCAATATGACCCTGTTACCAATTCCTTAATGTGGACATTAGTTGTAGATCCTGCATATACTAGCATAACGAGCACTCCGTTGGGCGGACTTTGGTATGCCCAAACACCCGAAGCCATATTCTTAAAAGAGGAAATGGGCAAAAGTATACCTTAATTAAATGAGTAGATAATAATGATGATAAATAAAGAAAACGATAATAAAAAAGAGATACCTGATCTTAAGAAAGATTCAGGATTAATTGATACAGCACATATGGATGTTCAGTGTCATCTAATTATTAAAGATAAAGAAACAGGCGAAATAATTGTAAATAAAAGGGGTTGATAATGATGCAAGATATAGTTAGTGCTTCTATCCAGGGCTTTGTCAAAATTACTGACAAAGAAACTAAGGAAATCTTGGTAGATACACATAATGACGTATTGTATGGAAATATGTCAGCTGCCTTAGCACATTCACTTATAGGCAACAGTAATAGTTTTTTATATTATATGGCATTTGGTAACGGTGGCGCATATGTCGGCCCTACAGGAACTATATCATACAAGCCTTCATTAGGTGGCCCCGGCAGTTTAATTAAGAATCCTACTGCTAATTTATATAACACAATCTATGTAAAGAAACTATCTAATGATGCAACATACAATGCTAGTTATGGACAAGCATATATAATATCTGAAAACTATGCTACAAACTATGAAGATATTATCGTAGATGTTGTATTTGGATATAACGAGCCGCCTACCGGGGCCATATCATCTACAACAATTCAGCAGACGCTAATAGATAACTCTACTTTTGTGGGAAATGTATCGGAAAGCCAGCCACCAACATTTAATCCCGATACGCTAGTCTTTAATGAAATTGGTTTATTCTCCGGGTCAAACGACTTATTCATCGGCGGCAATACAACTACAGTGAGTGATGTAGAAAATTTTATACTCCAAAGGCCCAATTTCACAAGTGGCAGCAAGTCTAAATTAATGTTAACGCATGTTGTTTTTCACCCTATTCAGAAATCTGCTAACAGATCACTCGAAATTGTATATACTCTAAGAATACAAATGGGCGCAATATGATAAATAACAGAACAAAGGAATTTTAAGTTTATGGCATATACAATTCATAAATCAAATGGCACCGCGGTAACGATTATCGATAATGCAATTGACGATAGTTATTACAACCCTATAGGAGGAACTACTGGTGCTGGGCAAGGATTTCAATTAATTGGCAGAAATACAATTAACTATGGCGCCGCAACTGCTCAAAATTTCTTACAGATAACTGAAAACTTTGCAAGCTCTGCATTGACTTTTCCAAGCGACGATACTGCTTTACAAGGGCAGTGTTGGTTTAATATACTAACTCCGACCACAGGAAACTTATATGTAAGAGTATCGGCCGCTGTCTCAGGCGGTATAGCAAATTGGGAAAGATTATTATCTGTTAGTAATTCTGAAACAGGCACAGTACCTATTATTAATCCGTCAGGAACACCTAAAGATGGTGATATGCAAATAGTGGGGTCTGTTATTTCTATATCTGCTGGCGGATCCTGGCGTCAAATATTCCCGGCAATATATTCTTAAAAGGCAGAATTATTAAATGACCTATAACAAATACGGAGTAATACAAGCAGGGACATATAATGCCTATGCAGCCATTATAAACAGCTTGTATGCAGATACAAATTCGGGATCTACCACAGAAGCTACTGCGGACTATGGATATGGTCAGGCTGCAACTGTTGCTAATGTAGCAATTGGAAATAACATAACTGCGGCACAATGGACAGCACTCTTTTCTAAGATTACTGCTATCGGTACCCATCAAGGTACCAGTGTTACACCTATACCTGCTTCGGTTAGTACAGGTGACTTGATTGCTGCTTACAATAATTATTTAACAACTTCGACATTAACCGACGTTATTAGTAAATTAATTGCAAATAGACTTATTGTTGCGACAGGCCAAAGATCTGTGATAGCAGGTATAACTTCGGGTGCATATTCCGCATGGACAACAGGTCTGAGATTCGAATTTCAGGTAGATTTCGGTTCCTGGAATAATGCACGATATTTCTTTAATACGGGCGGCTCCGTTACATTCGGCGGCACCGGAAGTGGAGCAACTGGTGAGGATATTTTTTGGACCGCAATGCTGGCTGCGGCTATGGATCCACTTGCTGCTACACCCATGCAGACTAATTGGCATAATACTAATCCGGTGGCTGGTGCAGCATCTACAAAAGGTTTTTATGGTTTAACGAATGGTAGTTGGGCAAAGATTTTCGAAAGGCTAACTGCTGCTTATGGCCCTTTCCCTAACTACTCTAATAACTATATTGCTGTATATGCTACATTAACCGATGCTATAGGAACATCCGGGAAGATTGGATTTAGAATAGAATTAATCGATAATGATCCTACACCTAATGCAAAAACTGCGTCGGCAATTACGTATAGTATAGGATTGCTGCAGGCTGCGGGTACAGTACCTTATGCAGGCACTGCCGCTTCTATCACTAATTTAGGAATATCCTCGATTGCTTCTTCCGGAACAACCCCTGTGCCGCTGACATTAGTGAGTTCTCCTACTACGCTTGCCGGTATTATAAATGGCGCCGGAACAGCAACAACGGCGTCTGTATCTGTCACAGCAGCAGGAGGTACATCACCATATACATACGATTGGACAAATGAATCTGGCACTGTTACGTTTAGCAATCAACATCAGGTTACTGCTGGTGCAACTTCTACAACATTCAGTAGAAGTATGACATCAGGTGAAATTGCTTCTGGAAACGCATTATGTACAGTAACAGATAGCGCAGGGTCGCCACAGACAGCAAATGTTCCAGTTGTTTGGTCGATGAACAGTAACGTACTGAATCCGTAACAGTTGATTCGAAACAAATAACCTCCGTTAAAGCTATTGATAAATAGTGTAAACGGAGGTTTTGCATGGAAGAAAGATTAGAAAAAGCACTCGAGTTTGTTAACTACAGACAAACACTTAACAATCAATTACATAAAGTAAAAATCAGAGCAGAAGGTCTTCTTCTGTTTGCTAAAAACGGTGGCAATTTTGTAATAAATCAAGAACTGATTTGTTTCCTGGATTATTTAATTAGAACTGGGTTGACAGAAACAAATATTCTCGATAAAGATAATTCGCCGGTACATATCGCTGATATAGCAGGATTCTTAAAAGAAATAACAAAAAGATATTTCGAAGTAACTAATGATTACTTAAAAGAATATCAGTCTATCAGAAAATTAAGAAACGTAAAGTCTGTACTAGACATAAAGGATAATGAATGAGCCGCGGCGTATTAATGGTTGCACACAACAATACTGAAATAGATTATTTTAAGATTGCTTGTGCTAATGCATTAATGGTAAAAAAGAATCTGAACGTACCTGTTACTTTAGTTACAGATAACGGTACACTCGAATGGGGGAAGACTGCATTAACAGAAGACTTTGTTAATAGTTGTTTTGAAAATACCATTGTTGTAGATAGAGACTATATGTTCGATAATACTCGAAATTTTTCTGATACAAGATTTAGTACAAAACCTCTTCAATTTTATAATTGTAATCATTGGCAAATTTATGATCTATCACCCTACGATGAGACATTATTTATAGACTGTGATTATTTGATAATGAGCACAGCATTAAGTAATTGTTGGGGAAGCAATAATGATGTAATGATTAATCACAAAATCTTTTCACCGTTTGATACTTGTGAACCTTATACAAGAACTATCGATGATATGAGTATAACACTATATTGGGCGACAGTGGTGTATTTTAAAAAATCTCCAGTTGCAGAGCATTTATTTTCTTTGGTTAAAAATATTCAGGAAAATTATGGATATTATCGAGATCTGTATTATTTCACAAGTGGAATGTTCAGGAATGATAACGCATTTAGCATAGCTATTCATATGATGAATGGTTATATTAATGAAGATTCATCAGTACAAGAATTGCCTATCACAGGTTTATTAATGAGTTGGGATACCAATGACATACAAGAAATAAACGATATTAATGACATTACGTTGTATGTAGAAAAAGAAGGGCACCCGGGCGTATTCTTATTAACACGATTAAAGAATACAGATGTCCATATCATTAATAAATGGGCCGTGGTAAGAGTGGCAGACCGTTTAATAGATTTGTATAAATGAATTTCTACACTTATATTTATTATGATCCATCGAGAAACAACGAACCCATATATGTTGGTATGGGTCAAAAGAACAGGGCCTGGGATCATTTGAGAGCTAAACGAAAGAGCCCGTTCATTCAGCGATTGCAATTTATGAAAAAGAATAATATTAAACCTAATATAGGAATTTATACGGAGTTGGACAGAGAATTTGCATTATTCTTAGAAGAGGAACTAATAGCAAAACTTGGCAGAAAAGATTTAAAACTAGGGCCTTTGTTAAATTTAACCAACGGCGGTGAAGGCGGCACAGGACGGGTATGGACGGATGAGCAACGGTTAATATTTTCCGCTAATCGGACAGGTGATAAAAGTCCGCTATTCGGCACAAAACAATCAGAAGATACTAAATTGAAAATTGGAAAATCGCAGCCCAGCAAAAGAATATACTCGAAGAAAAGTAAAGAATATATGACAGCAAGACAACTAGGGGATAAGAATGTTATGTTTGGCAAACTGCCAAAAAATACCATACCTATCACATACGACGGAAAAGAATACGTATCGATTAAATCTGCTGCAAAAGCCCATAATATTCTTTATCAAACATTCTATAATAGATTAAAAAAGGAACAAGTATGACTCGTGGATATTTAATTTTAGCACAGAATACTAAGAAGGACGACTATGTCAGGCTTGCTTATGCCTTAGCACTAAGTATTAAAAATACACAAGCCGGTGTGCACCAGGTTGCTTTAGCAACTACAGACAGTGTTCCTGATAAGTATGCTGATGTATTTGATCACATAGTGGATATACCGTGGACCGACCAAGCATTGTATTCTAAATGGAAGATAAACAATAAGTGGAAATATTACCACATGACTCCGTTCGACGAAACTGTCGTGTTAGATGCAGATATGCTTTTTCCGGCTGATATAACTGATTGGTGGGATATAATGTCGCATAAAGATATCTGGATCACAGATAAACCGAGAACATTCCGCGGAGAAGTGATTACATCTACAAAATATAGAGAAACTTTTGTTGCCAACGAATTACCTAATGTATACACTGCATTTATGTATTTTAAGAAAACTACCTTAACAGCAGAATTATTTAAAATGGTAGAACTAATATTTGAAAATTGGGAAAGATTCTACTACAACTATTTAGACGAAACTCGCCCAAAAGTATTATCGGGCGATGTAGCTTATGCATTGGCTATTAAGTTATTGGGAATAGAAAAGGAATGTTTCGGAAATGCATCGTCAATGCCGTCCTTTGTTCATATGAAATCACATTTGCAGAATATAAACGAGAAATATTTAACCGATGATTGGACAAAATGTATCCCTACCTATTTTACGGATGAAGGAACATTTAAGATAGGTAACTACGAGCAGACGCTTCCGTTCCATTATAATACAAAAGATTGGTTAACTGACGATATGATTGCTATTTTAGAAAAGAGGGTTAATATATGGCATCCTTAATTTTAATGTATGTTTTCTATGATGTAAACGGCGACATAAAAGCTATAACACCTGCGCTGGATGAAAATTTTTCGGCGCACTTTTCGGTAGCTACATTCCCTCTCCCTTTGGTGGAGAAATTTTTGACGGGTGTAAGCAATACATTTGACTACAAAGTAAAGAAAGTAGAAAAATCGTCCGGTATAACATATGTTCTGCTAAAGAAACTAGTTACCATCAATTATACCAGATCTTTAGATTCATATCTTACCAAAGTAGAAACCACCGATACAAAAGAACAATATTTTAGTGGAATTATTATCACAAATAACACAGAAAATAAAGTTTTTAGTGTACGGTTATCCACAGATATTAAAGATATGTATAAAAACGGAACAGAAGAAGAACAGGAACGTGTTTCTGATTTTTTAAATAAAGGACCGTCTACAGTTTATATAACTAAACGAAATAACCCTTATCATTTATTATTTTCGTTTGTTTTGGCACCCAGGGCATTATTCGATACTGAAAGGTTGTATTTTAACTATACTGGCAGCTACACTAATGTGAGCGCATATACTAAAAAATTAGTAGGCGGTTATGAATATAAAGAAAAGGCAGAGTAATGGCATTTACATTAATGAATTCGTTAGATACTATTTTTATTAGCTACGACGAAGAGAATTGTGAAGAGAATTGGGCGGATTTACAAAACAAAGTGCCGTGGGCTAAAAGAGTTCATGGAGTAAAAGGTTCCGACGCTGCCCATAAAGCAGCAGCAAATTTATCAGATACTGACAGATTTATCTCTGTTGACGGTGATAACATCGTAGACCCGGACTTCTTTGATATGGAATTAGATTTCGAACATCCGAAACTAAAAGATAAAGCAGTTAGCTGGACAGCTAAGAATGTTATAAACGGGCTGGAATACGGTAATGGCGGGCTAAAATGCTGGCCAAAACAATATGTATTAGATATGCATACACACGAAAATGCATATAGCGATGACGAAAGAAATCAGGTAGATTTCTGCTGGGAAGATAGCTATGTACAAATGATTAACCAATACAGCATTACTTACCCTAACGGTAGTCCACGCCAAGCATTCCGTGCAGGATTCAGAGAAGGCGTTAAGATGGGATTGAATCAGGGCGGAAAGATAGAGGCCGACAATTTTAAGAAAATAATATGGATTGGAAATTATAAACGATTGATCACTTGGTGCAGCGTTGGTGCAGATGTTGAAAACGGTTTATGGTCGATGTATGGTACAAGATTGGGTTGCCAAATGACTAACTTGACTGACTGGGACTATTTGAATGTAAGAGACTTCGATTGGTTAAATAATTTCTTTTCCGGCGAAATTATGCCGAAGTTTGAAGCAGATACATTATCTAACGATTTTGAAAGATGCTATAAAACCGACTACAGGTGGGATAAGACACGCCTATGGGCAGCGATAGAAAGTTTGGGCGACGAACTCAGAAAAGGGTTAGGTATGGAATTAGCTGAGCTTGACGAAATACAGAGTAAGTTCTATAAAGCAGCACAATACAATACACCGCGCATGAATAAAATGTTTACTGAGTCAGAGCTTTCGGAACTTAGGAAAACAAATAAGTGATAGATTCCAATTTTATTATAAGGTATACTAATGCTTTATATTCAACACCTGCCGAATTTGCACCCAGGTATGACGAATTTCGTGATATGTTTAGTCTTGGGCAAATTCGCAGTAAAGAGTGGGTGATAGAAAAGCTTATTGATTTATACCCTCTATGCGAAGATAAAACATTTCTTATAGCAGGTGCTTGGTATGGCACCTTAGGAATGTTAATACACGCTCAATTTCCTGGCGTTAAAGTGAATATGTTAGATATAGATCCACGTTGTGAAAGATTTATTAATAACATGATTTATAACATGCAGGACATAAGATGCATAACAGCGGACATGTATAAATATGATTATAATGAAGATATTATAGTTAATACAAGCTGCGAGCATATTGCAGACATTTGTGGATGGATATCATTAATCCCTGAAAATAAATTATTAATTTTACAATCAAATAATTATGATAGTGGAAATGGGCACATTAATTGTGTTCATAGCGAGGAAGAGTTTATAGAACAAACAGGCCTTACGAATATATTATATTCAGGCAAATTAATAATGCCCATGTATACAAGATATATGGTGATAGGAAAGATATGAGTAACCAGAAATATACAGAGTATTTAGAAAATGTAAGGGAAGAGATAAACGAAGTTAGTCCTAGTTTCTGTGTAGCAAAATGGAAGCAAGTAACAATGCACCTTCAGAATGGCCACACACATAGCTGCCACCACCCATCTACACATTTTATTCCCTTATCTGAAATTAAACGTAACCCCACTGCCTTACATAATACAGAGTATAAAAAACAACAGCGAAAGTTAATGTTGAGCGGTATTCGACCTCCAGAATGTGATTATTGCTGGAGAGTAGAAGATCAGGGAAATATCAGTGACAGGACTGTAAAAAGTTCGGATAGTTGGGCATTACCTCATATTAAGGACATAACATCTAAATCATGGGATGATAACGTAGATCCTAGCTATGTCGAAGTAAGCTTCAGTAATGTATGTAATTTCAAATGTAGTTATTGTGGTCCACATGCTAGTAGTCAATGGTTAGATGAATTAGAAAAATACGGGGCGTACCCGACTAGCGGCCGATTTAATAACCTGGATTGGCCGCGTTCACAAAACATGATTCCTATCCCGAGCAGAGATGAAAATCCTTACGTGGATGCATTCTGGGAATGGTGGCCCAGGATGTACAACTCGTTAGAGCATTTCAGAATAACCGGTGGGGAACCTTTGTTAAGCAAGAATACATTCAGAGTACTAGACTATATTATTGAAAATCCGAACCCAGTATTGGATCTTAGTATCAATTCTAATCTTTGTCCACCTGCTGCATTGCTTGACGCATTTATAGAAAAAATTAAAATCATCATAAACGAAGGAAAAGTAAAGCAATTAAAAATATTTACTAGTGCAGAAGCCGCAGGCAAGCAGGCAGAATATATTCGTTTTGGAATGGATTATGCGCTTTGGTTAAGAAATATATATAGGTTGTTAGAGGAGATCCCGGGACTTAATATCACAGTAATGAGTACGTACAATGCTCTTAGTGTGGTGGGGTATAAAGATTTTCTTAAAGACATATACGAAATAAAGAAGGCCTTCCCGTCTAAGAGTGCATGGCTTACCGCACAAACACGTTTATTGCTCGATATCCCTTATCTACGATATCCCCCTCATCAGAGCATATTTATTATGCCGACCGAATTTTTCCATCATCTCGACGATCAACTCGAGTTTATAAATAAAAATCAAGAATACGAAAACGGTATAAATTACGGATTTGGGAAGTTCGAAGCAGAAAAGATGAAACGCATCAGAGATTTAATATATAGTAATACAGAGAACGCAGAAGTAAATAAATACCGCCAAGACTTTATTAAATTTGTCGATGAACACGACAGTCGTCGTAACACAAATTTTTTGAAAACATTCGCTGGCCTAGAAGAGTTCTATAAGTCGATAAAAGGGACAATTTAAATGCAGACACAAGAGAATAAGATATATAATAATTTGGTTCCTGGATGGCTCGGCACAGGGGACCAGGATGCAATTTCGACCATAGCCAGTTTAGTTCATGCAGGCGGTATTATCGTTGAGGTGGGTTCTATGCACGGTAAATCGGCATGTTGTATGGCGTCAGCGGCACCCGATGCAACAATATATTGTTACGATTACTGGCCGGGAAACGATATAAAAGCGTCAGATAATATTATCAGATCAAACACACTCGATACTTTCAAATTATTTACTAAGGTATACCAAAATATTGTGCCAAATATAGTCGACAATAACTTAGATTATCGCTGGGAGGGCCACGACATAGATCTATTCTTCATCGATGCTGCACATACAAATCCAACCGATTGGCAAACAATAATGTATTGGTTACCTAAGATTAAGCACGGCGGAATAATATGCGGGCACGATTATTATACTGCCGAGAATAGTAATACCATACATTACCCCGATGTAAATATAAATATAGATCGGCTAAGTATTATGATTGGGAAATCGGTGACACTGCACAAAAATAGTTGTGTCTGGAGTTTTACACTCTGATGAAAATCGCAATCTTAATATCGGGAGAATATAGAAAATTTGATATAACAAGAAAAACAATGACGTTTCTAGACAATTCGGATGCCGACATTTATATTTGTACATGGGACAAGACTGTATACTCTAATAATAAAATTAATTTTTTACAAGAACACGATGTTAATAAAGAAATTATCTTAAAAGACTTAGGAAAATATGCAAATATAAGGATCGATAATCACAATTATATAAAAGAAACGAAGTATAACTGCAAAATGATCGATCGGTGGCTGACTGGATTTGAAATGATTAAAAATAGCGGTATCGAGTACAATTATGTATTGGTTTTGAGGACTGATTTATTTTTTCAATTTATATCACCACCTGACTTAAAATCTTTAGAAAAATATGATAATGGTATAGGTTTTGCATGGGCAACGTCGCTACATATTAATAAATTAGGGGATATACTTTTTATTTCATCATATAATAATATGTCTAAATTATTTGATTCGCTAAATATAGATATATGGTTAACCGATAAGGAATATGATTGGCATATATGGTGGTACAAATTTGTATATAATCTCTTTCCAAATATAATTAACTCCTCTGAGTTTGATAATTTAACATTCTGCAGATATTGGGCGACATCTGACCACACGTTTAGTGAGGTGCACAATATTTACCACGACTGGCGCGATTTAAGATTACTATATGAGATCGATCTAATAGGTACCAAATGGCTCGATGACGGCAGCATATGGCCTGCAGAAGTTATTAGTAATGCTAATACTAAATGGGATTGCGGATATTTTAACAAATACATATGATAAAACTAATAATATTTGACCTCGACGGCGTACTCGTCGATACCGAATGTATTCACCGAGAGTGTCTTATTCGTGCAGTATCATCTATAACAGGTATGGACGAAGATATGTTTGTTCATCTTATAGACCGGGGCGGAAAAACAACTAAACATAAACTAAGTATATTAAAACAGAACTTCGGATTAACTGATCTACAATTATCTCTGATCGACGACAGTAAGCAAAAAAATGTGATCGAGCATTTCTATCAACCACTTAAAACACTTCCCGATCAGGATAATATATTTCGTACGCTAAAAAATGACTACAAACTTGCTATAGCAAGCAACTCCAGACAAGAAAATGTAACACTTTTGTTAAGTATACTCGGTATAACTTCCTATTTTTCAAATATTCTTTCAAACAGCGATGTAATAAATCACAAGCCGGATCCTGAAATATTTCTTACTGTTATGAGTAGGGAAAATGTAACTCCCTCCGAAACACTAATATTAGAAGACTCTTGTTCAGGTAAATATGCAGCTATAGCATCGGGTGCATATCTATTTCCTGTTAACGATATGTCCGATGTTACACTAAGGAATATTCAAGATGTCATCATCAAAATTAACACCAATAATAGTAGTACCGATGGCGGGGATGGGGACAAGATTTAGTAATGCAGGTTATATCAACATAAAACCACTGATTCCTATCTTCGGGAAACCCATGATAGAGCACGTAATAAAGAGCGTGGGCATCGACGGAAAATGGGTCTTTATTGTGCAAAAAACACACAGGGAAGACTATAATCTGGACGAGATATTAAACGCAATATGTCCTGGGTGTACAATTATTGATACTGGGGGCGGAGTCACAGAAGGTGCGGCATGTTCAGTCCTTCTTGCTGAATCTCATATCGACAATAGCAACCCTCTTATTGTCATTAATTCAGATAATATAATAGGATGGAAATCAAATATTGTATTTGATAAATTTATGAATAGCGATGCAGATGGTCTTATATTATGTTTCAAAGATACTGACCCCAAGTGGAGTTTTGCACGTATAGGAAATAACGGCTATGTTACAGATGTTGCCGAAAAAGATCCGATATCAGACAACGCAACTGCCGGAATGTATATTTGGAAACGAGGGGAAGACTTTGTATCTGCTGCTAAATCTATGATATTAAAGAATATCAGAGTAAATAACGAATTCTATCTATGCCCGACATATAATGAAAATATATCGGCAGGTCAGAAAATATCTATTTCTACAGTAGATAGCATGGATGGCGTGGGAACTCCCGAAGATTTAGAGGAATATATCAGACATCATAAATTTTGAAATCGTCACAACAAATTCCCAAAGGTGTTAGTTCTTTGTCACGAATTTTACCGATAACCTCGCTGTTGTTGGGCATTACCATTATCCCGTCATGTGTTCTTATGCCAGCCCTTGCCCACTTGATACCTTTTGATGTGAATACAAAATCGTCCCTGTCGTGCCAAAATACATGTACTCTTGGGTTATTATACAGACTGATATAGCCTCTTAAATCTTTAGCGTGAGACCATATCTGGGGACGTTCCATAAACGATAAAGTAATCTCTTCTTTTGGAAAATCGTGACCCAGATACCAAACATTGCCGAGTAACCATACATCTATTTCGACATTGTATCCTGCCGCAATTGCTTCCTCTATATATGCAGATGTATTTTCTCGTAGTTCGTCTCTGCCTCTATAATTGCCGCGATGTGCTATCTTAATCATCACAAACCTCGTCCATCTTGCGGCCGGCCCACTGATATATTTCACCGATGAGCTCGCTTGCCTTCATTGCCATGGCCGAGTGTTCTTCATCTAATCCTGGATGATCAGTAAATGCGCTATCTATATGATTACATAGCATATGTGCTCGATCCATTATTTCAAAATAGAACCATTTGTCCGGCACAACATCTTTATCGAAATTTTCACTGCGTAATAGGTCCATTAAGTATATCCCAAATTTTATATAATATATTCATGCTAACGTCGTCCGGGTGTGCATCCTTAGTCAGAGGACGGTCCGGATCCCATAGGTTATACTTATTTCTAATATACCTACCTTCCGTATGATGAAACTTTATCATATCTTCGCGAGGAATAGTTTTTAAATATTCTCGCTCTTTAGAAGCATCCGGATTTAGTAGAAACATGTCTGCTACATAATCACGCGCTATGAAATCTTCAGACAAATATATTTGTTTCATCTTCTCATCCTTGCTATTTCTATCATTTCGTCTTTACTAAAAACCGGCACAGCATTTGATTTAGCCATTTGCGAAATACCTAAGATATTCGATCCCGTATACGTTGGCGTCGGTTTAAGCGTCCCGGAACCGGTTCCGGGGGTCGTACGCGATAAGTGTTTTTTATTTTCGGTGGGACGTATGTAGGGAGTAGTAGAACACGACTCTGTGCCCATAACCGTCTTCGTCTTAGTCGACCCCGAAGTCGTTTTGGTAACGGCCGTCTTATAGACTTCATCCATTCGAGTTTCCTTCTTCGTTTTTTTGCCGCGCCCATAAACCCATTCCATATATTGTTCGAATGTTTCCTTAGGAAGATGCATTTCTCTTAACCGTATATTTCTTTCACGCCACCCACGCTCGAATTCTTCCTGCTTCGACTTAGTTATTTTCTCACTACGTTTCTTTGTTGAAGTGGTAGATAGCCATGGACCTACAAGACTCATAACCTATACTTCTTTAATAGATCTGAAGCAATGCTAATATCGTCCACATCGTCGTCTAGCAGCGCCGACTTCACATCTAGTTCTGCACTATATTGCGCCATTATATCATTAGCATATTCGATGTCGTCATTACTCATTTTATTATACCAATCTTTCAACGTAGCTGCACTAATGGTTAACAGAAAATCCAGATTGCTTCTATCATAATCATTCATAATCTTTCCATTCGTCGAAGTCGTCGTAATTAATATTGGTCTCTTCGAAATCTTCTTTATAATATGTGATGAATTTATCTATCTCGTCTCTTAATTCCTTAAGTTCGAGTTTAGTCACATAAAGTCTGTTATCATTTCTATTAAGTATGATAACAGGTAGATTACTACTAATCCATTTTACATGAGTTAATTTAGTCACATTATTTCTTCTTTATCATTTCAAACATTTTCAGCAATGCTTCGGCATTACCCTTTGCATCATCTACTGGATGATGTGTATGCTTTGTTTGACGTAGGTGTTTGAATGTCTTATGCACGTCACCGGTTATGCCTTTATAGAAAGAACCTATGTGTGCAGATGACCATCCGAATGGGTTACGACCTAATTGCTGCCAGAAATAATAATTTAAAAATTGAGAATCATATCCTGGATTATCAGACCACATTATTGGGCGACCCTCTATATTTTTATTGAGCCAAATTTCAAAATTTTGCATTGCATCGCGTGGTTCGGGGAATTTCAAAGTTTCCTCACGAGAAAACCCGCTAATAGCAAGTGCTTCGGGTATATAGATTTCTGAGATAGGTCTTAACTGAGCATAGAAAGTCCGTTGAAGCCCAGCTTCAACAATCACGGCGCCAAAACAAATGAGTGAATGCATTCCCGGACAGGGGCCGTCTGATTCACAGTCGATAGATATATTTCTTGAATTTTTCATTGTTTTATCCTTTGTATTATTGTATAATATTTTAACAATAAGGTCAACCGATGTTTAATAATAGCAAATATACATTATGGTATAATAAATTAATTCTACGCGCTAAGAATAGACAATTAGCGTGTTATGCAGAAAATCATCATATTATTCCTAAATCGTTAGGCGGCGATAATACACCCAACAATATGGTTCGATTGACTGCAAGGGAACATTTTATATGCCATTATTTATTAACTAAAATGGTAGACGGTATGGCTAAAAAGAAAATGTTCAATGCGTTAAATAAGATGACTCAAAGCAAATATAGACAACATAGACATAAACTAACATCGAGACAGTTTGAGTATTTACGAAAGGGTTTATCAGAATATAACACAGGTGCCTATAATCCTATGTTTGGAAAAACACATTCCGACAAAGTTAAATTACTCTTAAGTAAATTACATACTGGTAAAGAAATTTCTGAATGGCAAATTTCTAGAATTAAGGAGTCTAATACTGGATCCAATAATTTCTTTTATGGGAAGAAACATACAACGGAAACAAAAGATGATATGAAAGCGGCATGGAAAAATAGACCCGAAATTACTTGCCCGCACTGCGGATTAACAAGTAAAAATATCGGAAATATGAATAGATGGCACTTTGATAATTGTAAAGAGAAAGTTTAAGGTGTTACAGTTCCATTTTCCAAAGTTTGGATAGGAATATAAGGTAGTATTAAGTGTTGTAAATCTATTTGCGATCTTGGGAAAGGCATTAGAATGACATCTCTAATTGTAGTAGCTGCACCATACCTTACCATAAAACTTGCAAGCCCGAGTGTTGTATCTTTATCAAACATCGTATAGATTATATTACCTAACCCGTTGTTTATTACTTGGAAATAATATACAGTAGGGCCGCCATAATCGCCATACGGAATAATTGTTTTGTAGTTGATAGCATTAACAACTGCTGCCACATTAGCATTTAACGCTATGGTATTTTGATTTGTTGATACTGCTAAATTTGGATAAGGGTATTGCATCTATTATTTATCAGCCAATTTTAGTTAGGAGATTCTTTTTAATTTCGACCAGAAAATTATCTATACCTACGCCTATATTAGCTAACAGAGATATTACTAATATTAGTGGTATTGAAAGAAAAAGGTTTCCTGAAAATATGAATATAATAAGAAAAAAGAAAATACCGACAACGTTAATTCCTATTTTCGTATTTGTTGCTGCACTCCTATACTTGATAAGTTCAGAGATAGGCAACGTCTTTAGTTGTTCTATGTTTCTTTTTTCTGCGTCGCTCATACTTCTTTTTCCACGCTATTGGTTAGCAATGCCCACACCAATAAAGGAAGCCATATAATGACCGTCCAACCCAATAATAAGTTAAGCCAGAAGCACGCTTTCCTGCGTACCAAGTGTCTCTGCCTTGCGACAATTGCAGGAATGAACATAACAAAGACTACGAAAATAAATGCTAATAATTCAAACATCTTAAGAACTCACATCAATATATGTACGAGAAATTTCCTTATCTTCTAACTTCAATATGATAGTCTGAATATTAGGATCGCGCACTTCTGCCGAAACTACTTCTATACTGAGATTCCTTAGAACATTTTCTATGATGCGTTCTACATCGCTTTTTATTAACATCATTTTCCTTTAGTTATTTAAATTGAAGTATAGTTTAAATGCTAATGCATCTTCTCTTGTCTCGAAGCGTAGTGTAAGAGGATGTGTACTACCCGCTCCATAGAACTGCCAATTTTGTCTGCCTATATTCTTGTTTAACCATATTCGGTATTTATTGTCGTGATGTTCGAAAAATACACCACCTTCATTACATGAAATAAAGTATTCATCTGACATCCAATTATTTACCATACGCTAGTCTATATACAATAGCATCGGCTTCATCTTGAAATATAATAAAGAATCTTGGCCCACGATCAGGTTTTCCTAATCCTTCTTTATTCTCCCTTATCTCCCAGCCATGCCCGCCTATCTTATTATGTATCCAATAAGTTCGTTCACCTATATTTTTCGAACACCATTTTTCTGCACCATGAATGTCCCACTCGATATCAAATCTAATCATCCCCAAAATCCTAATATGAATATAATTGCGTCTGCCTCATCTTCAAACTCAATATGATCAGGACATATTCCATCCCTATAATTATCCATCAAGTTATCTAATACAACCATATCAAATTTATCTTTACAAAAAACTGTAACCTTATCAAAAAATTCCAATGACATGAATAAATCATACGGCTTCCACTCTTTAAATAGACTGAATTTAACAATTACCATATTTCGAGATTTGATCTACATAAATCATTTAAATATTGTACAGTATTTAATAAAGAATGTCAATAGGTATTGTACGATAAATAGTCGATGAGAATACAAGAATTAGTCGAAGCACTCAAACCTAGTCAATATAGAAAATATGTGAAAGGATGGGATAAGTCTAAGTATAACGATATCTTTGATGGAAAGTATCGTATAGAATTACCTACTCCGGAAGATAATACATCTGCCCAACCAGATCCGTATGTCGAAAGAGCTATAAAAGCTGCTGGCTACGAAATATCAGATTACAAAGCAGGATTGGCAAAGAAAGATAATAGACAAATACGAATAGGTAAAATTCTGACTGATCCAAATATAATAAAGCGTTTTACCAATGATCCTGCTAGGGCCGGCTCTAATCTTAGCAATAAATCTAAAATTATTATAAGTCGCCACCCGTATGATGTTGCAGGTATGAGTACCGATCGAGGCTGGTCGTCGTGCATGAATCTCGAAACTGGTTCCAATAAAAAGTATATAGCAGCAGATGTTAAAGAAGGCACAATTATAGCATACCTTGTCGGTCCCGGCGACAATAATATCAGTAAACCCGTAGCGCGAGTATTAATAAAACCCTTCATTAATAAAAATAGTGGTGACGTAGCATTAGGTGTAAGTAATACAGTATACGGTAATCCTCCTCCCTGGTTTGCACAGACAGTAAATAATTGGGCTGACAAAATAAATTCATCTAAGAAATTAGCAGGTATATTTGTTGTTCCGTCTAACTTATATAATGACGATGATGAAATTGTTAAAATGGTCGGAGACATAGATCCTCAAGAAATAGCAGAAGAAATACAATTAAGCAACATTAATAAAATAACCAGTATGATACATGAAGGTTATGTAACTACTGAAGTACTATTAAGATGCGCCAACTTTAGTATTCATAAAATAGCTGACATTGCATTTGCCGTCGGCGCAGCTGACGATAAAGACTTGTTGAATGAACAAGTACAGATAGCCTGGTGTAATAGAAGTGACAATAATGCATCGGAAGTAATTTCGAAATTCCTTGATAACAACTGGACCATTGAAATAAGTGAAAAAGCAATTCTTATAGCTATATCTCATGACTACAATACATTGAGAGAATTACGCAGGCACTCATATACATTAACTGAAGAAATGGTTAAACTTGGAAAAGAATCTCTCCTTAAATACTATTATTCAGACGACATGGGTATAGGTGAACTATGTTATCTAATAGAGGGATTCTACGGTGCCAGATTACAGATACCGAAGGATGTTTTGAACGAAATTGCAGACCAAGGAGAAGCTGCCGTCTATTACGGAAACACATATAAGAAACGATTCGAAGCTGGTGAACATGCTATGTCAAGAGATTTACGACCGGATAAGCATGAAGAAATATCTCAGTTAGGCAGATATGCTGTAATGATATATGCCTTAGATAGATCTCAGCCAGAAGAAATACTTAATACATTAAAACAGAGTGATTTATTATGGCACGAATATACCCATAAAGCTTCACAGTATGACAAACAGGATAAAAGACGCGCCGATATAAAGCAGAACAAGTATAAGGTAATATTCGAATATGTGAGAAATGGCGAAGATAAATCTTATACTACTGAAGTCGAAAGTGATAATGAAACTAATGCAAAGAGCAGAGGCACAATGCTATTTCAACATGCTATCCCGTCGCCTTACTTGATTAAAAATATTATGGTCGAATATCTACCTGAAAATTAAATATCGAGTTAGGCCCGGTGTACCTGGCGCGAAGCGCAGTTAAGCGCAAATTTTTCGCCTTGGTTCTATGCGTTTATAACTACATCCATTTTAACTTAAATGCAACCGCATCCTCATCTTTCAGAAATACTCCAGTACGTCTATCACCAATAGTACTCCAATCACATTTAGTATTCTTCGTTAACCATTCCTCGACTCCGTCGGGTATTTTACAATCTACCACACTGTAATTGTTTCTGTCTACAGGCGGGAAGGCAACATATACCATACCCTCACTAAATTTTCTCATAGACATCATAGTTAGATTCCTTGCTTTCAATTTAACATATTTAAAATCTTCCAAGATAGTAGATGGCAATATTCCTGATTCGCCATGCCTATTTTTTACCAAATTAACAGTATAATCACTTTCTAACCAAGCCCTATCGGCAATATTCATAGTATAGTTATGGTAGATAATTCCGTTACCACCACTATTCCTGACATTATTTTCGACCCAGTACCTACAACCCCATTTATGGTCACTATGCAATTCGTAATATACGTTATACATCTATAATCCAAACTTTAATCTAAATGCTATAGCGTCATCTTCCCTTGCAAAATATAGAACCTGGTCATCATGCAATTCAAATTTCATACACCAAACATTAATTTAAAAACTAATCTATCTTCCTCATAATCAAAATAAACAAACAAAGGCATATCTTCAAATTCGATATTTCCTATGTATATAGTAATCGGCATCGACCATTCATAATCTTCTCCACGCTCTAAATCGTGATCTGCAAACCATTTAAGCATTCGAAGATATTCATGGGACATAGACGATGCCGAGCAACACCTTCTCATAGCATCGGTGTAAGGCACTACATACTTCCATTTACGCATTATTTTCCAAACTTTAACCTAAAGAATACCTGCTGCTCTTTATCTAACATTACACCTACCATTACTCTTTTACCGCTTACTCGCCACGAAGCATAGTTTATTTGTATTTCGGTAACATTATCTACTACCCAGTCTTCCAACTCTTTATCGAGTCGGTCGTCCTGATCCCGATGCCTACTTGAAAAGCTAACATAACTCATAATTCAAACTTTAATTTAAATGCTACTGCATCTACCTTATTAGAGAAGGTAATAAAATTTCTACCTTGACAATTATTCCATCGCCAGTTGCCTTTACCTACATTATCGTTTAACCACATATACCATATAAAGTATAAAGGTGGCTGAACATATTCGGGTTCCTCTATATAAACCCACCCTATACTCATAATTCAAACTTTAACCTAAACATAATAGCCACTGCATCATCCTTGAAGTGAATACCTTCCCCTACCAAGTCTCCTCTCTTCCACCACCATTCATACCCTTCTGGCCCAGCATTACTGTTTAACCACTCAACATACTCTCCATACAGTTTTTTACTATACTTCCAGTCCATAGTGATAGAACGCTGCCGCGTTTTATTCTTGAAGAGTCCTACGTAAGTCATTCTATGAATTCATGAAACTTGAGTTTAAAAGCTATTGCATCCTGCTCGTCCCAGAACACTATACTATCGATTAAACTGTACCATTGCCAGTTCTTTGTACAATTTGAATCCAACCAGGCACGCATTATCTTATAGTAAGTAATATCAGTACGTTGTCTAACATAGAACTTATATAAAGTCTTTGTTATAGGTACATTGGCTGAACCATATAGGATCGGGGACATCATGCAGTACAGTATACACTCTTCAGCTGAGTAGTTCAAGAGTTCATATAGTAGTGTAGGTAGGGCCTACCTTTGCATCATAGAAAAATTTCTGTAAAAATTTTCTAAGGTATGGAAAAATAGACCGACCAAAGTTTAGAATCTGGGGTCATGGTTAGATAGGTAGCAGAACCCGGGTCCTATAGAGATTAGATAGTAGAACCCATCACTATAGTCAGATAGATAGTAAAATCGGGACCTATAGAGATTAGATAGAAAAATCGGACCTATAGAGATTAGATAGAAAAATCGGGACCTATAGAGATTAGATAGAAAAATGGTCCCGCGGCATGCCGCTGTTGTAAAAAAACAACAGTCTCGCGCATTTATAGTGCTGACCGCGCAAATATAACGAGACTTTACTTTGTTAATGTTGTAACAGTTTACATTAGCTGCTACAACAGTTACACGTTGTTACTTTTGCTTTAATGCCTCGTTGACTAGTTCCTCTTGCAAGTCGTCGCTAACGCGGCCGCTAGTGTGTGCAAGCCCACACTCACGCGCTATGCGTTCCACGTTATCCCACATAACACTTGCACAGTTGTAATGCGCGAGCTGCTGTATTGCATTACGCATACATGCGCGTTGTTGTTGCATTGCGTTAAGCATAAAACCCCTTTTTGTTGCTAAGTGTTTATTATACTGCAAATACTTTGCGCTGTGTGTTGTATTTGTGCAACAAAGCAAAAATATATCGTGTGTGCAAAAATGTGCGCTGCCATGGGCGGGCGAGACAATGCGTGTTATGCAGCCTCGCCCGCTGCATAGCAAACCCAATACTGCATAGCGCGGCTACTGTGTGCTGCGCTGCTTGTTGCTATAGCGCAACACTGTACACTAGCACAGTGTTGCGTGTACGCTACACTACTTAGTTAGTAGCTGCTTACGTGCTGTCACGCTTACTATGTTGCTTAATGCAATAGTGCGTACTGCGACGTTGTGCGTTATGTTATGTGTAACATTGTGTACAGTGTCGCTAGGCTGCAACAGTGCTTTAGCTGCGCTTGCAGTAAGGTATTGTGCAATGTGTTGTTTGCTTACAATAGCATTATTGTGCATATACACGCTGTTTGCGTTGTTGTATATTGCATACAAATAAAACTTGTCGCTGTGCTGTGCGTGTTGCACAATGCTGTACACTGCGGTATGTACAAAGTAGTTTTGCTGCGCTGTAAACGCTGCTATTGCTGCTGCATTATTGTTGCTGTACTTCGCCGCGCTGCGCTTTACTTTGTTAGCATATACGCTTGTATGGGCGTTAATGTTGCTGCAAAGTATTACGTTCGCGCTAGTTACTTTTTGTATGTTTTGTGCTTTGTGCGCGGCTGCTGTTTGGACTGCTGTTACATACAGTATTTGTGCAAACGTAACGCTCGCGTTAGCAAGTAGCTGCTGCACTTGTGCAACAGTTAGGGTGTTGTTGTTTGCGTGCAACAGTGTTGCAGCTTGCGCTTGCGCTAATGTAAGTTGTTTTTGCATAGTGTACTTTTGCTTTACTAGTTGCTGCATAATGTTGTGCAGTGCTTGTATTATAGCGCATTTTTTATGTTTCGTGTGTTGTATTTGTGCAACAATGCAAATATATATCGTGTGTGCTAAGTTTAGTTGCGTATGTGTTAGCGAGGTTAAGTTTTTGCTGTATCGCGTTAGTGCTAATTTTAGATTAAAGATGCAGTAGCGAGGTTAAGTTTTTGCTGTATCGCGTTAGTGCTAATTTTAGATTAAAAATGCAGTAGCGAGACTTTACTAACTAAAACATAATCTCGCTAAACATTGCTTTTTATAAAAAAACAAAGTAGCAAAAAACATAATCTCGCTAACGCAGAAAAACCTATATGTAGGATTATTTTAGCGAGCGCGACTGAGTTGACAGGTAGGGTTGTTCTGCAATACAATGCATACATGAAGACGCTAAACACAACTTTGCATAGCAACGTGGCAAGCCTCGGGGGTAAAATATGTGCGTGCCAAAATTGCAAACGCGACAAAGCAATGCATGTATCTCGCTTTTCCGGCGCAGTGGGTTTAATTGCAAACGCGACAAAGCAATTGTAACAAAATGTTACAATTGCAACAGTGTGTAACAAAGTACACACTGTTGTTTAAATGCTACAAACTTTGTAACAGTTGTAACACATACGCTTCGTAAGCTGTATCTGTGTTAGCAATAGTTGCAAATGCAACATTGTTGCTATCGTACAACACAATTGCGTCTTGTGCGCTGTCAAACACATAATCAGCGTAATGCTTGTCGTCAACGTCAACGTCGCCTTGCTCTTGCTCGCCAATAAACAACATCGTGTGTTTGTTGTAACTGTACTGCACGCCCATGTCAACGTCTTGCACTGTAAGCCCGCTGTTTGTTTTGTAAGCTGCGTTAAACATAATGCTTCCTTTGTGTTGCTAAGTGTTTATTATACTGCACAAAGCATTTCATTGCAAGCTTTATTTTGTAACAGTGTCACACTGTTCAAAATCCTCCGCATCAAACACTTCCATGTCCAGTGTCATGCAAGCTTCCAGCAAGCGTACTTCGCCAGTTGCTTTACACTGTATTGTGTACGTTGTCAAGCTATTGCCTTCGTACGCACCAGCATCAGCTGTATCCAGTACAATGTAATCATCGTTTTCCATTTGCTGCTCCTGTTTGCTGCTAAGTGTTTATTATACTGCAACAAAACATTTCAAGCAAGCACTGTTACATCTATTTACATATGCAATGCCTACCACCTACCAATCTTAGCATCTCAAGGAGGAGAACGTGGTGCTTACCTTCCTTAGTAATGTCTGGCACCTACCAATCTTAGCATCTCAAGGAGGAGAACGCGATAGGTTCTCAATTCTGTCGCCTATTTAGGATTTCCGCCTAGGATTTCCGCCTATAATTCCAAATCCATCTTTAACTTTTATCTACCTGTTTTCTGTGCGGAGATTGGTCTCGGTGACCAACCTAGGAACCTTAGACTAGATAGGGCGGCTACTTCTTCAGGGACTTCTTTAGCTCGTGTAGCGCAGCGGCTGCTCCTAGCCCTACTACAACCTTGCTGGCAGTGCTCTCTGGATCTGCGTGAGCTGCCCACTTGAGCCAGCGGTATACACCCCACAGGACAAGGACTGCTGCAAGGGGAGGGAACAGGCAGATTGCACCATAGATAAGCAATATCTTGAAAACAATGTGCAAGGAGTACCACTTGTCAACTGTAGGGCGGATGTTCTTCATGCCCCAGTCCTCTGCTTTGTCCCAATTGTCCGGTTGCTTGTCCATAGTGTTCCTTTGCTGATGCAGTCAGTATAACAGGGATTGAGTGTTAAGTCAACCCCTGTTACAATTGTGTTAGGCGTAGTATGCCGAGTAGTCCTCTTCCACCTTCTGACCCATTGCTTCGAGATCGGCCTTCGCTTGGTTGAGCATACGGGACTTGGCAATGAGTTTTGCACCGCGCAGTTCGCCATCACATGTCAGGCACTCCGGGCTAAGGCAAGTGAGCAGGCGGTTGGCCAAGTTCTTCTTGTCCTCGGCGGACAGATTCTTGATATCAAGTGCGGGTGCTGTGGGTTCCCAAAACTTGGCGACACGGTTCTCCTGGTCGATAAACTTTTTAAGTGACATTTGCTTTCCTTTGTTTGTTGCGATGTGTTTATTATAGCGCAACTGGAAGTGACTGTCAACTACAATAGTAAAATTAACAGGCAAAGTATTCCTAGTATAGGGTGGCCGTCTACCAGGAGTACGATGCCAGCGAGTAGGAATATGAGGCCAACTAGTGACATACTAGCGAGCCAAACATCCTGTGAACTTGTAGGTCTCGATAAAGCGTCCGGAAGCATCCTGGACATACATACGCGAGTAAGTTGCGTCTGTGCCGTAGGGGCAGATAGGCTGCTGCTGTGGGGGTTGGGCTGGGACAACTACCACCTGTGCAGGCTCGCTAGGGCGGGTCGCGCCGTAGACAATTGCACCTGTGATCAAAGCTGGCACGAACCAACCAATCCCGCCGGGTCCACCCCTGTAGTTGGATGCTGGCCAGTGTCCAGGGCGGTGTTCGTTGTTGTGTTGTGCCTGAGCAGCGCCTACCAGGGCCAGTGCTGCTGCAAATGCGATTAGTGTCTTCTTCATGTCAAACTCCTTTGTACATGTATTTATAATAGCACAAAGGAGTGCAGTTGTCAAGCTGTTATTTTGCAACAATGCGTAACAACTTAAATGTATTTAAGCTGTTTAGTTCCTCGTGGAATGCTGCTGTTGCTTCTGCAAGCGTACATGGGCGCGTAATGCTTGTATGCGTACGGCCCTTATACTTGTAATAAATTACATAAACTTGACGATCCATACAATTCCTTTTTGCTGCTATGCAGTTATTATAACGCAAAATGAAACTAAATGCAAGCACTATTTGCTAATGCTTGCATTTATATCGGGCGGCTTTTAGCAATAGTAGTTAACTTGCTGCGCGACAGGGTTGTCGTTTTTACGCAACAGTTTTGCAATGCTTGTGCTGTTGCACTCTCGTGTGCAATAAGCTTTGTCAAACTTTGCTTGCTCGGCAACAATTTGTGCAAGCTTTGCAGTTGTAAGCTTTTTGTCGCAAGTAATAACTGCGTGCGCTGTGCGCTGCGACACGGTAAGTTTGGGCTGTGCAAAGCTAAACACTATAAAAAGTGCTTGCTTGTTGCTTTGCATACTAACGCTGTAGTACAGTGTGTTTGCGTTTTGCATTTTGTGCGCTTTGTTTGTTGCTATGCAATTATTATACTGCAAAGTGAAACAAAGCGCAAGCTTTATTTTAGCTATTTTGCTGCTGCACAAACTGCATCATCTCGTCGTACAAGTTCTCATATGCAAGTTGCTCTTGTGCAGTGAGATCCTCAAAGCTGTTGCCCATGTGCTCTATTGTACGCAGCAATGTAACAGTATTGTGTTTTTGAGCGTAGTTTGCAATGACGTTAAGCATATAAGTCCTTTGTTGCTATGCAGTTATTATAACGCAAAATGAAAGCAAACGCAAGCACTGTTACATCTTTATAACCGTGTGTGGCAGTGTTAGGGGCGTGCTTAGAGGGCGAGACGTTAGGGCAACCTCGCTTGCAGGTTAGACTTCTCAGGAAGAACCTTTTTTGGAGAGCGAGATAGCCCTATCTACCAACCTCGCTTGCTAGTTACGACTTCTCAGGAAGAACCTTTTTTGGAGAGCGAGACAGGTAAGTAGGCACCAACTAACTCTTAAGTGTGTTAGTGCTTACTTCCCTATCGGCCCAGTATAATGACTATTAGTCTATAATCTTTGAATCAAGTTAGTCTGTTAGTTGATCAGAGTTGTGTAAGTTCGCGTTCTCCACCATAAGATACCATAAGAAGTCTGAGCGAGATATTAGTCTGAATCATCTAAGGATCGCCGGCGAATCACAGGACCTTAGAGTCTTTAACAGTAAGTCTCGCTGTTTAGAGTTTAACCTACAAGGCCTATACCTAAGATAGCGAGACTACATAGATGTTAATGACAAAAATCGTTGACAAGACCTGCGTCTTACCTTATAATTTCGTTATAAATGCGTGAGCAGCCAGTCCCTTGACTAACGCTTGGAACGTGCCTCGGTAGTGTCTGTACAACACAGGTTATTGCGTGCAACGTTGCCGAGACATACACAATTTAAGGCCATTGATCTTTAAAGAATCAACTAAAGTCTCGCTAAACGTAAGATAGAATCTATGGTTCATCTTAGCTATAAAGCGAGATGTTACTATGATCCTTTAGAGATCGACTAGCAAAGTCGATGTCTCGATGCTGACTTCTGAACCGGTTCAAGACAAAGAACGCGATGTTAGGCTAAAATGTCAAAGGTTAAGGGAAACGACGACAGACTTTAGACTTAGTCAGACGATGTCTCGTTCTCCGTCTTGAGGCCGGTTCAGATCCTTTACCGAGAACAAACATCTTAGGCATCAGGGATTACTATGCTTATGCGCGTATGTGTATGTATATACTCGCGCACATAACTCGCGTGTATAAAGCACGCACAAAGGCGAATCTGGTTCGGGGATTTGTCTGCAGGTTTTAGGCACGGAGATTAGACACAAAGGTCAATCTCGGTTGTTAGCCTGGACTATAAGCCTGATTTACGAGAGTGTGCAGTCAAAATAATAGGGGCTTAGGCCCCCGTGACTTGCCCCGCTTGCTTAGTCGTTTATAATAAGAGCAGTGCAGTATGCGAGCGCACTGTTAAGGCTAATGCTATTGCCTGTGGGCTTGTAACGCCAGCCATATGTATCCTCGCCGCTTGAGTCCATGTCTTTACTAGAAAAGACAAAGGCATAGCCGTCTATGCTTATGTACTCGCCGGGCGTGCCAATCTGCAGGTCGCTCGCATCCGCAACATAGGTTTTAGTTGCTGGGTTGTACTCAAACTGTTGTGACCGGAAGTTCATACTAGACTCCTTGTTGCGATGTATGTATTATACTGTCGCAACAAGGACCTGTCAACCTCAAAGGTCGTAGACTTCAATCTCGTATCCTTCGGCTTCACATTCAGCCACGAACGCTTCTAGCTCTGTGATATGCTGCTTGCCGTAGTTGACAGTCTTCTTCCCAATTGGGGTGTCGCACATATAGTCGTCTGCGGCAAACACTTCTTCTTCTTCATCCTTGCTGATCGACAGGGCCCATGCCTTATAGGCTTCGATTGGTGCTGGCGTAGCTAAGATCTCGTAAGTCACCTTAGTCGGAGTTTGGTAACAATCGAAGCTCACTCGCTGAGTGCTTTGTTTTCCCGTCTTGTTGACAGTGACTGTGCGCTCTGCGCTGATATGAATGTTCATTGACATAGTGGGTTCCTTAGTGTGCGATGTATGTATTATAGCGCAACTGAATTAGGATGTCAACCGTACTAGGGCAAACGCCACGTTTAAAGAACTTGCTGCAAGATTGGCCCATCCACCGAAGTTATTGCCGAGCTTGAAGCAGTAGACAGCAATGACACCGGAGATGAGAGCGCAGATTATGTTGATCATTGGTTACTCACATCCTTAATAGTTGTAGCTAACCCGTGTGCGGATTTGCAGACGACGCGAGCCCAGATGTTTGATGCTAACATAGCGGATTGCACAGCCGCAGCAGTCATGCTCATGACGGCAGTTGCTACCGCCTAGTGTGTCGCGCAATGCTTGTATGAGCTGCCTGATGTCTACCTTCGAGGGTGCGCGTGCATATTGCACATAGGCCCCGCCCTCATCGTAACCGCCTGGCTCCTCGGTAACTACCGCCGGTGTCATGTTGACAGAACCCAGGTACACATCCTTGTCCAGGTGCCGCCAGCCATCGGCATAACCGTGCGTTAAGCGTTTGTATGCGTGGACCTTTTCCATGGTAGACTCCTGTAAAGATATTATCATAAGCATCTGCATTGCTGCAACGCTTATGGAAGTACCCTTCACATCGCTTTTCCATTGTTCAACCACCGGCCCCGAAATGCGATACAACTAACCGGAGAATAACAAACAATGTCTTGTTTGCTTTGCTATGTGTTTATTATAGCGCATTGGAACAGTGCAGTCAAGCAATTTCTACGATTTTGAATTTGGGGCTGACATAGTGAGCCTGCATACGCTCGGCTTCTGCTTTGTCGCGGAACAGGATCATCGCAGGATCACTGTGTACGAGCACGGTAGGCTCCAGTGTGTACAGGTGGCCGTCTGTGCCTGCGATAAGCTTTGCGCGTTTGCTGACGAGTGCATACTTCATGTTAGACTCCTTGTTGCGATGTGTTTATTATAACGCAAATAGAACTGTGCGTCAACAACTATTTTGTTAGTCGAGTACTTTAAAGTCATCTAACGGGTAAATCAGGCTAAGGGTTCGACCGTTATCCCACTTAACGCTAATGTCCTGCTCGTTGTCAAAGATCTCGGCTATATGTGTGACAGTACCGCAGAGTCCACGAGGTAAATCTTCACCCGTCATCTCACCCAGTTCGACGCGAGCACCCACAGTTACTTTACTCGGAGTGTATTTAGGGAGGGTTGTTTTGATCATGCTGTACTCCTTGTTGCGATGTGCTATTATAACGCAAAGGAACAGTGCAGTCAAGCACTGTTACACTTAATACGCTTCTAATTCGTGTATGCAATAACGTGCGCCGAGCTGATGCAATGCAGCACGACAAGGTTCGGGCGAGATGCTCCAAAACGTGCTGTAAATCTCATCGCGTAAGTCTTGTGAGATCTCGTCTTCAAACAGTGCATAGATCTGATCAAAGCTGAGGCCTTTGCAAGCTTCTGCGAAGTCACGCATACTGTGTATATTACGTGCTACGTTTGCAAGTGATTTCATACGATACTCCTTTGTTGCTATGTATGTATTATAGCGCAAATGGAATTGTGAGTCAACATCTATTTGCCGGCCTCGCTATACATCTACCGGTCATAAGCTTAGGCATGGGCGAGATATTTAAGATGTAACAGAGTAGGAAAAGACTTGACGGAAGCTTCCTATGGGGACATAATACAGACATGCAGAAACACACTACTTCAAAAACAGTTTGCAACAAAATGCAAAAAGTAGTTGACAGAAAGTAATTTCTGCAGTATAATTAACACTTCGCAACAAAGGAGCCAGAAATGGACAAAGGAATCCGCCCCGCGTGCAACGCCAAGTTTTTGGAGTTGCTCCCCACCCGCGCTGACATCGGGAACACTGCGTTTCGCAAGAACGTGATGTTCTACGTGATGGAGGAGTTCGGCTGCACCAACCCTGCTGCTGCAACGCATTACAACCATGCATTCCAGGAGTGCAAGAAGGTGAACCCCGAGCTGGTCATTGGCCTGGGCCGTCCGGAAGGCAAGAACAACGGCGGTCGCAAGAAGAAGGCAGTTGTTGTTGCAGAAGCTGTGGCGCTGCTGTTGGGTTACACGCCCGAAGCTGCTGTGCTGCTTTCGGAAGGCATCAAGGAGAACACGTCAACGCAGACGGTCACTGTTAACCCGGCGGCAGACGACAGCAACGATGCAGGCGAAACTGCACCGGAGCAGACAGTGTTCACAGTGAAGAAGAAGGGTGACGACACTGTTGTTGGCACGTTTAGCTTCGCAGATGCCACTGCACTTGTGGCAAAGGCCAAAGCTGCTAAGAAGGCGGCACTGTACTTCGTGTAAGGGGTTAGGGGCTACGGCCCCTTTCCTTTTGACCGCAGTCCTGCAGTGTCAGGGCCATCTACCTACACACCGAGATTGACAAAGGGGAAAGCTTATGGATGCCTCGTGGATAATCATCATATGGGCCATTAGCGTGACCGCGACATATGTGCTAGGGTACATGGAGGGATGGAAGAAAGCCGCGTCACGTGCACTCTACCATATCCGGGAGATCCTGGTGGAACAGAACAAAGGATAGGTGCCTGTCAGCGACTCTACGCGCCGGCCAAGAAAGAGGCTACCTAGTTGTAGCATTAAAGGCACTTACCAAACAATAACTAGGATAGTGACTAATAACTCGTAGTCTACGATATATCCTAGGATTGTTAATCTCGCTTAGTGATCTGAGATCGCTCTTTATGCACTAACGCGATTCTTAAAATGAAAGATAGATAGGACGTTTTAGATCCGTACCTACCTTTCCCACTCTCCCGTGAAGCAGTGATATGCAGTATTCTAAATGACCGCATATATGCCAGGGACGTGCGCGACTCTATATTCAAACCACAGGCTTACGTAGATGCCCATCAGCGCCTGGGAGCAACCCACTGATCAAAGGCATACTGCTGTAGGTATATACTTAGCTCACGCTGTATGTAGATTCACCAAAAAATGGGTAATCTAAACAGCTACTTTACTGGAACACAAGCCACTCACTGCTCTCGATTGTGTAGTCGTATCCCGTGTCATCGGGGAGTACGGAGCCGTCTTCCTGTATGCCAGTTGCCAAGGCCCATGATGCCTTCTTACGTGCATCCTCTTCGTCGATGGCTTCTACTTCAATCACTTGAGTGTGGACTTCCGCTACCTTAACAAAGAACTTAGCCATCTGTTACTCCTGTGTGTAGTGTGCTATGAGTGTATTATAGTGCCTATAGGAGCAAAGGTCTATGCCTGTTTAGGCACATAGGCAGGAAATCTGTGCAGGAATCTGTCGCAAATTCCCAAATTAAAAGACCAAATCTGACCTCGTGATTTGTCTTTAAAACTTAGGGTGGCAAATGCGGCACGAGCACTCACATGCATGTCTATCTAACATGTTGTCCGTGCTCGGGGGTGCTTTAGCTGCTGCAGGGCTTGCGCGCCATGCAGCCTCACGCATAGTCATCTTGTTACTAAAGTAACACAGGCAAAGGCCACAGAACAAGCAGAACAAACCTATAACTACTTGCCCCGACACAAGTCCGTAGACAAACATCATAAAGAAGAGTGCAAACAGAAACTTGATCATGTTAGCCGATCAAGGAAATGATTGAGCGAGTCAACAGACTTCGCCCCATAAATTTTTGCGTAGTTGGCACTGTCTAGTGCAAACTCTATCGCAGCGGCAATTGCTTCTGCTTCGTAACGCGGGACACCTTCCAGCATCATGCTGTTTACAAGTGTCTCTATTTTGGGGTTAGGTTGTGTGCTCATGCATTAGTATAACAGGACATTAATGCCCTGTCTACCTTATTTACTTGTAGACGACTTGAACAGGAAGCCAGACAAGATCAAGATACCCCAGGCCTGCAGCCAAGTAATCTCAGACACACCTGCTACAGCACCAACCAAGCAACCATTCCACAGCGCCCACACAGGGATGGAGAACAGTAAGCCAGCTGCACAGATGACAGCTCCGAAGAGTAGTACACCGCCGATGACAAGAATAAAGTTTTGCATATTTTTCCTAAAATAGTATTATACTACCTTGTTAAGGTAATGTCAACGAAAACGATTGAAAGGGCGGGGAGCCGCTTTGATACGCAGGTAGGTAATACCGCCGTAGCGTAAGCCTTCAGGGCTTATGGTAGTAGTGACGCGGTTGGTGTAGCCCAGCTTCTTGAATTCCTTCTGGACTTGTGCAACAGCAACATCGCCGTCTTCCACGATTTCGAAAGCAACGAGCTTGCTGCCGTCTTTAGCTTTGTCTGTCCACGTCTTGCGGCGTGAAAGGCCTAAACTGTGGACAACTGCACGAACTTGTAAAGTGTTTGCGAACATTTTGTTTCCTTTGTGTTGCTATGAGTGTATTATAGCAGGATGTTTCCATCCTGTCAATTAAAAGCTGTCACAAATCCACACACCATCTTCTTTGCGTGTAGGAATATCGCCGCAAAATTCCCAGTTGCTTGCACCAAACACTTTCAGATTGGCGTAGACTAGGCCGTCTTCAATCTTAGTAATTACCCCGTATCCGTATTCGCCTTCCCCTTCTGTATCTGCACAGCAGCGGTCGCCTACCTTTGGAGTGTCGCCCGCATCGTTGCCTTCTTCACCCTCGGGTTCTGTGTTGTCCATCAACGTGCAGAGCAGGTTGTTGTAATCACCCGCCATGCACTTGAAGATCACATCCGAGATCTCATCTGCTGTCCAGCCCTGCTTACGCGCAGCAGACTTGAATGCACCCATAAGGGAAAACGCATTGCCATCAATGCCAACTAGCGTCAGTTTAACTTTGTTTGCCATACAGTCCTTTGTTACTATGAGTGTATTATAGCAGGAATGGATCCTACCGTCAACCAATAATTGCCAGTCTCTCGGGAAACTTCATGGGCTGCTTGCTGTTGTTGAGGTACACTTTGTCGCCGTCCACACGGGTAACAATCTGTACCTCAATGTAAGCACTAAGGCGATTGGGGCACATAGCGCGAGCAATGTTCTGCCCTGCCCTGAACTCTTTACCTAGAACATCTTTAGCCACAGTGTACTCCTAGATGCGATCTGCCATGATCTCTTGCAAGATCTGCTTGCTCTTGCCCGGCCACATTTTCTGTGCAGCGGCCAGCACTTTGGGGTCGTCGAGCAACCCGCCTGCCATTTCGTAGGCCATTGAGTCATCAATAGCTTCGCCGCCCATGTCTGCCTTCATGTCATTACCGGCATCCTTCAGCATCTTAATCAAGTCCATATAAGTCCTTTAGTGTGTTGCAATGAGTGTATTATAGCAGGATGGATCCTGCCTGTCTATCTATTTTATGCGTGTTGTGGAACGCCGCAGCGTGCAGCATTGTTCTTGTAGTACGAAGCAGCAAGGTTGCGCGGGTGCCCATTGGCAATCATAATTGCTTGGATAATCTGTTCGTATGTCTGTCCTGCGCGATGTCCTTGCACCATCAATGCACGAGCAATGTCTGCTTTGCTACCGCCTGTCACTGCGGGCGTTACAGGGGCAATGCGGGGCACTGGTGTAATAACTACAGGGCGCTGTACTTGCACAGGGATAATGGTAGCCGGAGCCACCTCCTTTGTGGGTGCTACTTGCTTAACCACAGGAGCAGCAAACGAACGCCCTTGCGCTCCTACAACACTGTATGCACATTGTTGGGTAACGGTGCCCAAACCCTTGCGATAGGACAGTGTGCGACCCGATTGGATGTGTGCATGACGGCGATCATTCAAGCGAACCTTGTGCCCACGATCCGTCGTGTATTCGTATGTGGTGCCCTTGCCGTACACGACATCCATGCTGTGTGTGCGATTGCCTGTGCCGCCCAAGCTGCGATCTACGCGAGCCCAGCCGCTGTCATGATTGCGTCCCAATGCAGGCTTCATGAAACAAACGATGTGTGCAATTTCGTGAGGGACAACAACATTAACCATTTCGTCTGTTTCACGCAACAGCATATCGTAATTGAAGCGCATATAGTAAGCACGAGGAAATCCACGCGCCCCGGCTGTACCGCCAACACGCCCCTTCAAGTCGAAGCGGATAGCAACCTTGCTCAAGTCCACTCCGTACAGTTCCTTGGCCTTTTCAAACACTGCTTTACATTTTGTAAGCACTTGCGCTTGTGGGGTTGTCATTTTGTGTGACCTTTGTGTGTTGCGATGTGTTTATTATAAGGCCAAAGAAACCGAGTGTCTACCTGAAATTGAAACTTCTTATCCACTCGAAGCGAGTAGTGGCTGGATACCATTTGATATTGGCTCTGGTAGAACCCGTCATGTCAGGCGCGCCGAGCTCTGGATCTACCAGAACCCAGCCTTTGTCCGGCGAGAACTGTACTTCCCATGCATACCTCATGATCTCTACAATCTTGTTGCCCATTTTTGCCACGGTTGTCATATTAACCTACTTCCTTTTCCCACACCATATCATCATGGCGCCCATACGCTTCATAAGCATACGACCCGTATGCAGGGCGGGTAGTGCACCAGTAATCCAAATTAACAGTGCCTGCCTCAAGAACTTTAGCTGCAAGAGCATTACACTGTGCTTGGGCCTCTTCGCGAATGTCTTTGAATCCTACTGCCCATTCGTTTTCCCACTTCTCCACACCAGGAAACTCTTTGCCGTGAACCCAACGATTACCTTTTGCATCAGTAACATAGACACAATAGACTTCGCCGATGAAGGACTCGCCGTCCTCAGTGTAGCCAAAGTCCTTAAGATAGGACCATACACTAACGTCACATCCTGCTAAATCCATTTTGTGCTCCTTGCTGCTATGTAGGTATTATAGCGCAATCGGAACCGACAGTCAACACTTATTCCACTCATGCGAAAGCCGGCGGCAGTCGCCTCCTCTTCTACAGATTCTTCCAGTGATCCGGACCCGTTTGGACAGTGTACTTGTACACCGGTGCACCATCGGGCCCATTCACACGCTCGCCACGAGCAGCCTTGGCCGCGGCCTTGGATGCATAGAACTCACCGTTGACTTTGAAAAGACGCTTCATATTTACTCTCCACGTTGTTGTAAAAGTGTATTATAGCAGGGAGTTCCCTCCCTGTCTACCGTTTAGTCCACCAGACGGACAATAAAACTCTTGCCGCCCATGCGATCCGTTGCGCGGATAAACATGCCATAGAGGTAGCGGCCCTGGAACTGACGTTTCAGTTGACGCTCCAACTCCTGTTGTGCAAACAGCGGAGCATGGAAGATGTGCTCGCCATTCCACAGCTTCAGGCGGCGTGTACCGTCCTTAGCCTTGTCATTGAACACAGCGGGCGCCCAGGGATTAGCTTGGCGGAAGCCAGCATCCTTGAATGCTTGGCGAAGCTTCTTTGTATCAGACATTACTGTCTCCTTTGTTGCGATGAGTGTATTATACTGCGGAAAGTATCCGCAGTCAACCTTTTATTCGCTGTAATGGGGGTCAAAGCTAACCAACCGCACATCCTTATTAGGCATGCGATTTGCCGCTGAGTCCAGCATAATCTTCACAGTGGGTGACCGCATTGTCCCGCCCAGCGTAACAAAGCACTTCTTCCCCTTCAAGTCGAAGCCTTCCGTGTACTCGTGCTTGAGGTAACCACCAATGCATACGCCGCTGCCTGCCATGCGTTGCACAAGGGTAAATGCCTTTGGAAGCTCGCCACCAAAGCGGTGTGGAGCAAGCGTAACACCCTCCTTGTCTACGCTGACAACACTAACTTCAATGCCGCTCGAGATGCACGCATTGAAGTGATTCTCAATCGCCTTGCTTGCACAAGCGTTTGGATTAAAGTGGAGTACCATAATGTTCCTTTGTTGCGAAGTAGCTATTATAGCGCAACTTGGATTAAATGTCAACTAATAATCTGCAGTAAAGCAGTTGAGTTTCTCATCCCACTCAACATACACAAGAGCATTGCCAACGCCCTTGTGGGCATCGTCGTCCGGGTAGTTGATGGAATACACGAACTGAGTTCCGTTGATCCCAATGAACTTCCGTTCGTCTACCTTATCGGTAGGGTAACCTCCGGCCTGCAAGGCCCTTCTAACCTCGCGTGAGCCCAGGTTAATCCCGCGGATAACAATGTTGGCTTTAAGCATACTCATAGTCAGGTTCCTCGTGAAATTCTTCTGCACAATCACATATTGGATACAGCATATAGACTCCTTGTTGCGATGTATGTATTATATGGCCTATGGAACCATATGTCAACGATTACTTTGCTATTGCAGGTGGAATGCCCCACAGGGAGAACTTACGGTAGCCGCGTGGCTTGCATACCCGCAAGTCAGTGCATTGCGCGACTTTTGCGTGCAGGTGTGCAGCAGTATAGTCGTAATCGAAATACTTCTCTGTGCGATTGATATCCTTATCCAAAGGATCCAATGCGTACACTGTTCCCAGCATACACTCCCAAATCAACCGGCGATGCTTCTTTGTAACAGTGGCCTTCTTCACTCCGCCGCTGTATGGGTGACGAACAGCTTGGCCGCCGCTGATGATTGTAACGAGTGGATTAAGCATGGTAGGTTCCTTGTTGCGATGTATGTATTATAGCGCACCAAGGAGTCGCTGTCAACGATTACTTACTAAACTCTTTGATGAGTTGTTTCAGCCAGGCATGCCGGTACGCTTGCATCCGGTTGTTTGTCAGATCTCTCTCACGGATGCCGGCTTGATGTTCGAGCCACCCGCCCAACGAATAGTAAGGAAAAATACGCTCTTCGATCATTCGTCTTGCCATCCTAGCCGATTGTGTCGGCCTACGGTCGCCGAAATTGTCGAGTTTGTGGTTGCCGGACTCGATGGCAAAGCAGATGTATGATTCAATCGGGCTATGCCACGTGGGCCTTACCCCGGGGCCCGCGAGATATGGCACTGCATTGACAAGTGCCTTGTGGATGCGGGCGCGTGTGGTTTTGTGCATGTCAGTCTTTCTTTGTTTCAAACTCTTCAATGAGTTGTTTCAACCAGGCGACGCGATGCTGCTGCATACGCTCGAAAGTGTACACGCGGTTGAACTTTCGTACACCGAATTGCTGTTGCAGCCAATCGTCCATCGAAATGTACGGATAGATTCGCTGGCCGATAACCCGCTTTGCCGCGTCACGTGCAGCCTGTGTGCCTGCAAACGAGTCTTCGATTGCCCAGCAGATGAACTTCACACCATCGGCCCATGGGTCACGTACCAACTTGATATGATTCAGCGACGCCCCGAAAACATGTGCAATTTGCTTGTTAGTGACTGTCATGTTAGCTCACCTTGGCAATCTTGCCTTCTTTCATTGTCACTTCGGCGAACCACTTGCGTTCGTACGCACTAGGCCCTACCACTGCGAACTTGCCGTCTGCCTTGTACTCCGGGCCGAACATGCTGGTTTCGTTGAAGCCAAGCGGCTTGCCGACGGATGCCTTAAGGTCCTTCTTTGTCTTGTAACCTGCTGCTGCGAGTGTCATATAGACTCCTGTGTGTTGTTGAGTATGTATTATACTAGATAGAAGCCACCCTGTCAACGGCCTGTTACCAAAGCTTTCGTTTCTTTTCCGGTAACTGGGCAAACAAATGTCAGCAAGTCCCGCCCATTAATATCCTCTTCGATGTTAACGAACGTGACATCCTTTGGATCATGATCTTCACCACATTCGGGACAGTGTACTTGCATGTAAATCCTCGTAGAGTATATAGGACAGCACTAATCTAGATGTACGGTAATACTTCCTTCGCCCAGTTACCGCTGAGCCGCTTGTAAGACGTCAGTGCGGTCTTATATCCTCTATGCCTTATTATAGCATAGATCTAAGCGTATGCAATTTGTTTTGATGGCCAACGCTGTTTATTTTGGTACACCCGAAGCTCCTTGCTTGTACCAAACACCTTCTCCGCCCTATACATTTCATGCACTTCTGCTTCCTTAGAGTGCATAATAACTACTTTCGTATTCCTAAAGGTATCGAATTGTGTTGCAGTTACATCTAAAACATGGTCTTCTATTACGATATAGCAGTGTGACCCCATATAATGCTCCGTACTTACACATATATCGGCCTTAATGCCTTCCTTCTTCAGCCGCTTATGTAGTTCAGCAGAAGCAATTGCACACCACCCTAATAGGTTATCCGGGTGATAGTTCTTACGGAATGCTTCCTTTTCAACCCAGTCACGCACTGTATATGCTATCGTCGTGGCCGTGACAAGTGTGTTCTTCATGCTCCTATTGTAAGGTAGTATTAGGCAAATGTCAACAAGGTAGAGATGCAGGCATACCTCGCTATACAATCTGCAGGCAATGAGCTCTGGTCTACCGAGACATTTGCAGGCCTCGGTAACATCTACGAGCACTGGGAAAAACAGTTAGCGAGGTATTAACACTGGGCCGCAGCCTCGGTAACTTTAAGCTTACTGGGTCAACCTGCTACCGAGACTGAAACTCTTCGGTAAGTAAGCACCAACTAACCCTATCGAAACCCTTTCTATCGAAATTCGAAACCCTCGATACCCATTTCACCTTTCGATAGAGTTTCGGCATTCGAGTTTCTATATTGAAAAGGATTTCATAATGATACCCTATCAAAGAGTATCTATAGAGTATCAGATAGATAGAAATTCTCTGCGGACATAGTATAAACTGTAGGCATAGTATAGATAGGATTTCACAAATGGCGATAGGGCCTTGATGCCCTTTAAATTAACTATGTCCATCGCATGCCGAAGCAGTAGGCGCGTGCAGGCATAATGTGTAAATCAATATCGACTATTCTGCATTATTCGATATCCGCAACTAACTATAGGACTCAATACCTACTGGTTTATCATTTATTATTCGCTGTTATACCCGTTTGCGAAATGTAATAGATATGTGATAGAACTTCTAACTGCTGGCCAATGCTCGTAAGCGACTTTAAGAATAGAGTATCTATCTAATTTACTACAATGTTATTTATCATATAGAGCATCACAGTGTAGTAGAGTATCGATAGAGTATCTACCTGATGCCAGTTGCTATGCCTTCATGATGGTGCAGGTGATACAGTGTTTACGGTAGCTGTATGGTAAGATAGAGTATCGATAGAGTATCAGAAGGTGTTCAAATAGACGTATGTGTATAGGTAGAGGTATGTGTATAGGGTATCTACCTGGCAACATCGCATTATGGCAACCTTGTGTGCATAGCGATAGATAGAGTATCTACCTTAAGCAATGATAGCCAATGAGATAGGTAGAAATGCATACACGCACACATCTATCGAGCGCGAATGCGAAATCCGCGTGCGAATCTGCGCCCAAAACCCTATCTAGAAATGTCGCCTAGGATTCCTACCTAGAATTCCTACCTTAAAGACCAAATCTGACCTTGAAATCTACCGAGAGAGGCGAGCTCGAATTCAATCAAACCATATACGTTGATAAAATTGCACATCTTTGCACTTTATTGCACTTCATCACATCTACCTGCCCTTGCATACACTTCTATGCCCACTTTTACCTGCCCTTACAGTGCTCTAACGTCCCCTACCTTCCCCTATCTTTCTCTATTGCTACCCCTGACTTATCCCAGCTTTTATGCTTACTTGAGTGTCAATCTATTCCTTCTTCGTCCATTTGTTTCAACGGTTCTTCATACTCTCTTATTCTCTTTCTTAATGAGTCTAAGTATCTTCTTCTATAGTGTGCTTGAAACATTCCACCATTATAATAGTGAGCAGTCAACTTCATATGCTCGTGTATCCATGTTGGAGCAGACAGCATTGAATCTGTACCTAATTCTTCTCTACACCAATCACATAGTATTTGCTGAGGTATTCGCCTTAGGTCTTCTATTAGAAAGTCTTCGTCTATGCGACACTTGATAACATCAAAGATGGTCATCATCGTCCCACTTAGCAATAAGTCTTCTTAGAAAGGCTACTTCGGCTTTATCCGCTGCTATAGCATCTTCTGTCCTGACATGCTCTTGTGTACGAGGTCTCCAGTACCATGCTGACATGCCGGCGGGCGAAACTGTTCCATGCTCTCTCCACATAGTATTATCACGCCACATCTGTATTATGGGTTTAGGTATTCGTTGGAGTTCCTCTACAGTAGGCTTATCGCTTACTGGATAACGTATTGTGTCAAATATCGTCATCTTCGTGCCTAAGTATCATCCATCTAATTAGCTCAGTTCCTTCTTCGCTAAAGATTTGAACACCAGATGCTTGTATTGCCCTGAGTATCTCTACCTTTAATGGATTGGAGATCGCGTGAAGTTCTTCCAGAGTAGCTGGATTGCTTATTGGATATCTTATAACATCAAATAGGCTCACTCAGATACATTCAAAATATCCGATACGGAGTACATCTTTATCGGATGAATCATAATCGATATAGAGTTCGATATTGATTGGGTTGACATGCTGCAAAGTTACTGGCGTAGGAGAGGCAGGGTCATAAGAGAGAATTTCTACCTGTGCGTTCTGATTTGGCAACTCTCGAAGATAATCAATAAACGAAGAAAGTTTCATTCTACACCCTTCAGAATGTAAATTTCGCTGTCAAGTTTAAGACGCCACAGTGTTCCTGGGCTGTAGCTTTTATCAGCTTCGGTTGCTTGGAAGGTCTTGCGATTTATCTTTGTGACGACTGCCGTTACTTGATAATGACCGCCACGACCGCGACCGTTGCAGGTAAATTGTACCTTGTCACCTACATACAGTTGGTAGATAGGTACTTCTTCGTACACCCAACCAAGTAATGGAGTAAGAGTATTAGTTTTCATTTAACTGTCTTTGTTTGCTGCGATGAGTGTATTATATAGTAGATGTTGGATGATGTCAACTACTAACAGATAACAATGCCGGCAATTTCATATGCTTTGTTGCGTAGTTCCTCATCTAAGTCCATAGGAACATTCATGTAATGATCGAATCCCATTTCTTTTGCTGCTCTCTTAAGACAGGCCGTCCAGCAAGGACGAATTGTATATGTGGCAGGATTACGTCTTAGTGAAGAATCTGCTTGTCCCATATCGATCATAATAACTCCTAAAGTGAAGCACAATCAACTGGAACATCGGCAAGGAGAACAGTTACTTCGTAGGACTTCTTGGCCTTGAAAAACTTCGCTGCTTCTTGTTGTGCTGCATAACTGGTTTCGGCGATAACCGTAACCGTTTTACCTTTGTAGAATGCTTTGTATGTACGCATCATTGACCTATTGTTTGTTTGTATGTGTATATTATATACTCAGATCAGAACATAGTCAAGCCTTAGATTTACGATCAATCACTTGAATTTTCAATGATTCCAATACCTTCATTGCCGTTTCAAAGTTATCTTTGCTTGGGCGTGTCTTACATTGTTCAACGTAGAAGTCCATGTCTTCCCAATCAACGTCGCCTATGTTTTGCCAGTTAGCGGAAGGACGGTCAGCTATCTTTTTCGCCATCTTTACTTGCAGGGCTTTCGCATTGGCTTCAACTTGTGCTGTCCATACTTCGTCCATTTACTTCTCCTCCTGAATACCGGGTTCAATATATGCCTTATTCGTTTTCAGCCTTGACGATGATACGCGGATCATACCCGTCGTGATTGATCAGTGAAGTCCGCACTTGTTCTGCTGTGACAGCATCATTGAAGAACACTTTGTCAATCCACTTGAAATACAAATAAACGTCCCAACCAAGCATGATCTACTCCTTGTTGCTATGTGTTTATTATAGCACCTTTTTGAGAGTTGTCAATCCCAATTAATAGTTAAGCTATCACCATCACGCTGATCTGAAAAGACTGATAAGGCATATCCTAACCCTGTGAGACGATCGATGATAACCTGATCGGTGCAGTCTTTGGAATAAATGGTGACAGAAGTCTGTCCCTTCTCAGCAGCCTCTTTGACTGAAAGCAATATAACCTTAGTCTGTTCTCGCTTGTATGCACCAAGAAGCCCACGCGCAACCGCTGCCAGGCTGCGAGCTTCGTCTACCGTTAAGAACTTGTCGAGCTTCTTCATATCTTGCATCAATACACCTCTTTGAAGGTGTCGAACAGCGTAGATGGATACTTCTCAATAAACGCTTCAGACTTCACGTATTCGTTGTATTCTTTTGCAGTAAAGAACACCTTATAGAATACGCTACCAAGTTTACCTTTTGGGGTAACTGTTAAATGAACGGATGTCGCTTTGCCTGCCATATTGATTCCTTTGTTTGTGGTATAATACTAATTTATCGCCAGCCGTGTGCGTCGTCGATTTCGTCTTCAGTGAATGTCTCGTCTTCATCGTACGACTTGGGGCACTGCACGATGATGTGATCGTCCACCAACCAAACACGCACACCATCGGGGCCAACCTTGCCCTTCTTCCTGCCTACCCACTCCTTGAGTGAGGATGTGTTGATGTAGCGGCTCTTGCCGGTGTAGAGTTCAATCAGTAAGTACTTCATTTCTTTCCTCCCGTCGAGCATTCACGGATATGAATTGTGCCCCATTCTTCAGGTTCGTCTACAAGCAGAGGCTCTGTTTCGTAATCTTCAAGACATGGTTCCATTGCGTCCCATTCTTCGTCGTCGTCATTCTTGTCGGACTCTTCCTCGTCCTCTTCGAACAGTTCGCTCAGATGTCGGTTGCAGAATTGTTTAACATCGGCTTCATCCATCCAGCTGAGCAGATCATTTATCAAATCCTTCTGATCCAACGCACCCTGATCTACCAGTTCCAATACGGCGCAGGTATAGGCACGTGATTTGCGTGTATCTACTTTGATGAACGACATCTTGTGTTCCTTTGTTGCTATGTGTTTATTATAGCGTAGAGGTTGGGTCTGGTCAAGATTTATTTGATTTTTTTGCCTGAAGCTTTGCAATAAAGTCATCCAGCGCATCTTTGGCAGGTGCTACAATAGCAGGATCATCGCTATCGATAACCATACCCAGATTATATTCCAAGCGAGCCCGTTCGTCTGTCTCTACCTTATTCTTCTGTGCAGTCTTTTCTTGTGCAACTTCCAACAGCTGACCTGCATAGATACCGATACGCATTGCTCCGGACTTGTCTTTCATGCGCCAGTAGGCCACTTGTTTCGGTGTAAGAAATTTGTTCCGTTCAAAGAACTTGGACATTGATGCACCCATACGCGCATGACACGGACGATAGCCTTGCCCGTTTAAGTATTTGGTCTGCTCGCTTACCTGCTCATCGGCTGTTTGACGTGCTGTAAGCACTACAAGGGCACGAGCAACCGCTTGGTCATTCGTCTGGAGAAGGTTGATGATAGACTCTTTAGTAACCAATTTCTGCTCCTGCTGTGTTGCGATGAGTGTATTATAGCGCAAAAAGGGCTACCAGTCAACCAAATTTCTTTTGCAAGCGTTCATATTGAAGGCGATCATTCGCTTCACAAGCAATTGCATATTTCTCTTCGTATATGATACGACTTTTCATTTGTGCATCGCTTTCGGGTTCTTTAACATAAACCCGTAAAGAACGATATTCGCTCTCGTCGTACATATCGCATTCGTTCTGCAACGTAGCATCGGGCCCATACTTTTCGATCAGATACTGAATTCGGTTTAGTGCGGAGGCCAAAGATGTATCGAGATCAGCACTCTCTTTTTCAGTACTAATCATCTTGCGGTTGCGATCTATTGCCATCATCTACTCCTTGTTGCGATGTGTTTATTATAACAGGAAATTAGATACCCGTCAATACTTTTTGAATTGCGCGTTTAGCTTCGGACACTGATTCGAAATATTCTGCCCAACCTCCCATGCACTGTGAAAGAAACTTTTTCTGTTCCGAATCAAAGGTTTGTGTTATAACACCGTGAGACCACAGCGGGTCTTTAGACGGTGTCCTCTTGACATACACACCTTTTTCGATTTGAAAGAAACGGTATGTCCAGTCACCCTCAGTGCATTCGTGAACTGTTTCGACTACGCGGGTATTAAACATCACAATGCCTTCTTTCTCTTTTGAAACATTCGCTTGGTACGCCAACGAGCATAATCCAGTTGATTACCGCCGGAATAGAAACCGAGTGTGCCTATACTAATAACAGCATCAAGCAAAATGGCCCAGCCAAATATCACGTTGGACCAGAATCCCCATTCACTATTAGTTCTACGCATATCAATCCTTAGCGGCGAGCCTTTGGTCATTTGATTTCCTTAAATTACCACAGAAGCGACATCGTTGACGCATCGCTCCACACACCGACCAATTCCAACAAGTGTTTTATCACCCCACTCAGTATCGTACCGGCCGGTTATCTTGTTTGGTTTCAGGCCGAGAAAATGTACGATAGATTTACCAAGTGTTTCATATTGTTCGTCAGTCATTTTGTGTTCCTGTTATATGTGTATATTATACGGCAAGAACAGGAGTCTTGTCAACCTTTAAATAAAATTTGACAAGTTTACGAATTGCAGGAATATCTTTCCGGCGAAATGCCGGATTCCATCCTGGCTGACGCGCCGATATATCTTTCAATTCTTCCAACTTCATACGTCCTTTGTAGACAGGAATATCGCCGAAGGCATTCGTAGCCTTTTTGACACCACCTGTATCATAGTGATGTTTCTTATTGCCTATCGTAAATTCGACAGCCACGTGCCAGAAAAAGACACCGTTGCTCTGCCATTCGTTTACGGTATTAGTCTTTATCAAAGGACGAACTTCATCGATATGTATGGAAGACCTGGCACCAGAATCTATTACAATGCCCGAAGCCTTAATTCCTTGCTTCTGCAATTCATTCACGACCATTGCAGCGAATACACAACACCCGCCGTTATTGATATTAGGGTACAGGTCAGAAACAACTTCACCTAGCTTATTGAGCTTCTCTATGATAGACATGATTGTTTGCTCCAAAAAAGAAATCCCACACCCGTTGCCAGGTGCAGGAAATCAATTACTCGAAACGAGACAGGTCGTTGAGTACTTTCGGATTCACTTGGAACCCGTTACGCAGAGCTGCATCACGCAGCTTGAACGCTGATGGCAGCGTAGGGTTATTCAAACCAGCGAAGAGCTGATTGATGTCCTTCTGCACTTCATCGCGTTGCTCACGCAATTCCACCGCAGTACCGATAGTATCATGAGTTTCCTCAATCACTTCGACCAACCCAGCCGCATAACGTATAAATGCCCGACTTTCCATTTTACTAACCTTCTAACACTGGGAGATTAGAATTGGAATCTCCCTAACCAATGACTAATTATAGCAGCAAGATGCCAGCCTGTCAAGCAGTTACTTCTTCTTTCTTGTAACGCTTGATAATCTTTTCGCCTGTTTCGAGTTTGAACTCGTCACCTGAATTCGGACCAAGTCCTTGGATCATCACCCATTCTTTGTTAGCCCAAGTTTCTATCTTGGAATCGAAATCTTCGCTTGCATCACCTTGCATGAGGAACGGGTAGCACCGTGCAACCTTATCGTCCACAAGTTCAATCACTGTGAAGCATTCATTGTCGTCTTGAAGCTGTTCTTTGGCACCGGGTTTGCCAGGTTTACGCACACCTTTTGGTACTGGTGCTCGCCCAAGCCCATCAATCGGATCGTGTGCCTTTTTGCAGTTGTTATAGTAGGTGCTGGCAGCGGCCCCTGTACACCCGATCTCAGCCATGATTTGCTCGCGCACAGTGCGACGGAACAGACGGCCGTCAGTGCCAGCAAGAGCAATATGCTGCTCATAAATTCGTGTTGCTTTTTCTTTTGGAGTCATGTCAGTTCCTTTGTTGCGATGAGTGTATTATAACAGGATGTTACCATCCTGTCTACCACTCTATGCCAGTACGCAGCGAACAGTGACACCCGGCAGGCCGGCACTATAGCCGAATCCCGACGGGTAACTCGAGCCACCGTCCGTCAGCGTGACATTCTTCTTGCCACACTTCTTCTGCAATGCCTTCAGCATCTTCTTGTTGCCGTTGTAATAAGCCTTCACGCGGCGGTTAGGGCCTTCATAGCCCGTCGTCTTGTTCGTGTAAGCAGGGTAGCCGCCATGCTTACGCATGATTTTGCGGACCTGGAGTGTGGTAAGCAGTTTCTTCATTCTCTATCCTTTGTGTGTTGTGATGAGTGTAGTATAGCAAGGAGTTGCCTCCCTGTCAATTGTTTTACCAGCTCGAGTGATATTCGAAGTTCCAGTCATCGGGCCATGCAAGACACTCGTCGATTTCCTTGGCAGTACGTTCCAGATCACCGAAGTAGTATTCGTCAAACTCCGTACCTCCGAAGAAGAAGCCCGATTGCGATGGAAGTAGTTCTTCTGCCTTGCTGTGATCAGCCAGCACTTCTTTGCACAGATCGCGAAGTTCAATTAGCAAATCGCGGTCGGCATAATAATTACGGCAATCATCTGTTCCGTCTTGAACGTTTTTCACAAACCATGCATGAATGGCATTAGCCTTGCGCCAATAGATTGCCCGTGCGCTAATTTCATTCACACGAGGACCCGGTGTGCCAAATTCGATGTGTGGCGTCAGTTCCGGGAACATTGCTGACACATCAGTAGCAATCTTCTTGTCCGGATGGTCACCCGAACTCCACAGATAACGCTTACCACTCAGATACATATCCAAACCCATGATTGACTCCTTTGTTGCGATGTGTGTATTATAAGGGAAAATTCCCTACCTGTCAATGACTATTTGATAATTAGCTGCCAATACAGAACTTGATGATCTTCTTTACGGTATCGATTTCGATTTGCTCGAAGTAAAGATCGCTCAAGCAGTGACCCCAAATACCGTAGGGACCTTCGGACGAGTCACGATTGAGCATACCCGGAATGTTGGGTGTTTCGCCAACGGCTGCATCTTCAGCAGCATAGATATCCTCGTAATCCTTCTTTGCCAGGAGCAAGATATCGATTGCGCTTGTCAGCCTGATAAGAGGGTGGGGGATACCGACTTCGACTGAAAGTGGGTAACGATACATAAACGAATAAGTACCCACCAATCCAAGCGGCGTATCATCTACCAAATAGCGTTCTTCCTCACCAATATCTTCACGGGAGAACGAAGCGACATGGTGGTTGCAATCAATTTTCATAGTGTGCTTTCTTTAACAAGATTCTAAATCAAATTGGAGGCGATAAGATTCTTTGATAGCATCTTCATCGTTGGTTGCCTTGAGGAGGAATTCGTCACCACACCAGTAAAAGAAATAGTGACCCGTATCTTTCCAATACGAAACACGATCGGTAACTTCACGAATATTAGATTCTGGCAAGTTATTCACCTTTTAGGTTATTGTTTCCGACGCAGCTTCTCTGCAGTAATCAACTGCAAGATTTCGCTTGCCAACTCATCCTCGCCCTGCTTCATAGCTTGAGTGGCAAGAACACGGAGCTCGGCAAGTATGCTATAAACGGGAGATGTAATTTTGCAGCCATTACGCTCCAACATCTTGAAGGCAGTAAAGACAGCATCATCGTTCAATATACCGATCAACCCAATTGTCTGCGGGCTTGTGATTTCGGAAATATCTTTAGCTTCCTTGAGACCACACCCAGACAATTGCCGGATCGTCCTGATAACCGGGACCTTACCGATATCGCTATCATAATGCCCGATAGACAGATACTCTTTCGGGAAGGTAATTGTAAAGTGTTTGTCCATGTGTGTATTATATACTGAGCTAATGGATGAAGTCAACCTATTTGTTTAGTTAGTGCTCTTATCTGCCTGCCTGCACCCTCCGGATGGATAGCATCGACCCGTATACGGAACTCGCCCGACTTCAGTCTAGAGGCACTAACCAAACAAGGCTCCCACGAGCCTTGTTTCACCGTTTGGATTAAGCTGTCGCAGCTTCGGTGGCCACCTCGACTGCCGTAGCAGCTTCGGGGGTCTTGATTGCCAGCTTTGCTTTGTGCTTGGCAACGGCAGTGGTAATCAGCAAGTTGGCCGCGCCTTTGGAAATGCCGCTGATAACCACTTCACCCGTCTTCACTTTGATGACGTCCACTGTAACCAAAGGTTTGCGGCCACCTTTCTTGCCTTCCGGACGACCCAAGCCTTCAACCGACTTGGGATTAGCCAAGCGAGCTGCCTTCAGGCTGTGGTTGTAATGCGTTGCAGCAGAAGCAATGCTAATGCCGAAGTTCATCACAGTTTCTTCCATCACGCGACGACGGAAACCAGTGTCGCCCAACTCAGCACGTTCTGCCAAATACTTGCTGAAGTTGGCATTTGTAAAATCACGAATTCCTTGTGTCATATAAACCTTTCTGCTGATAAGTAAACAATTCTTTTCTGGACTGTTTTTGCTGTCCATGTCGTTATTATATGATAGGATGAGTCTATGGTCAATAGGATTTGATAAGAATTTAGCCAAAAAGAAAGCCTACCTTTGGTAGGCTGTTCTTTACACGGTTGGTAGGTTAAGCGTAAATCTTACCTTGAACACCGGCTTGGTCTCTACGGCTAACTGTGTAAGCAGTATTGCCAACAGTGTTACGAGTGTTGGTGACCTTCAAACCTGCAGCACGCATTTCGCAGATGCGAGCGCGGAGATTCAAGATACCATATGTTTCACGAGCTTGGGCAGACGACATAGCGCGGCCTGTGCCTCGCAAGTGTTGTTCCAAGAATGTTTTCTGTGTCGAGACTAATTTTGTAAATGCCATGTTATGGACTCCTTATTAAGTGTTCTAATTATAGCAGCCTCGCTAACGAATGTCAAGAAAAAGCGGCAACCATTTCTAATTGCCGCTTAGTTGGATTGTAATACACATCCTCCGTTGGTTGTATAAATCCGTGCTTGTCAGGATTCCTACCGCTTCGCACTTTATAATAAAAAGGGAGTTTCTATGATTCCCTATGTTTAGTATTCTTATTCTGATCCTTGTTGCTATGTGTGCATTATATAGGAAGATAGTGGCTATGTCAACAATATTTTACCCGAGACCCTATGTTATTTGATAAATAACTATATGAACAACATAGAATCAATATCGAAGAATACCAAATACCTAAAATGGTATCTCTCACTTGTATCAAAAGAATACAGCAACGAAACATATTCGGAGAATCATCATATACTACCAAAATCATTAGGCGGTACCAATGCTAAAATAAACATTGTAAGAATACCGGGTAGGGTCCATTTCATCTGTCATAAGCTGTTGGTTCGGATGGTGTTGGATACGAAACACAAAAAAAGTATGATATTCGCATTGAATATGCTTGCCAAAGCCAATAATCAAAATCAAGACAGGCACCAAATATCTTCACGTGAGTATGAGATAATTCGAAAGCAATTAGCCGAGGCGCAATCCGGAGCGAATTCAAATTCATATGGCAAGCCTGCGTGGAACAAAGGAATAACTCACACACCAGAAACACGCGAAAAACTAAGTAAAGCAAATATAGAACACTTCAAAACTCATCCCGGAACAAGATTGGGGGTAAAAGTATCTGAAGAGACTCGGAAGAAACAAAGAGGACCGAAAACCGAGCAAGCAAAATTAAATATGTCTATAGCTGCAAAACAGAAGCCACGTTTAACCTGCACTCATTGTTCTGCCTATATCACAACTAGCAATCATACTCGTTACCATGGAGACAAATGTAAAAAGGCCCCGAAAGGCCCTAATGCATTTGACAGTAATTAAACATCTGCCAATACCAAGCCTTGTTTAGCGGCTTCTTGTTTCTTCAGCAACAGTCGCTTGAATTTTGCTTCGCGAATAAGTAATGTCGCCTCTGTCGGTTCTAACCATCCTGCAGAATCCATCTTTACAAAATCGGCAATCTTCTTGACTGCACGAAGACTCACTTCTCGCATATATTCGGAGTTATCTACAACAAATTTCAGAATATCTTCTTCTTCTGTTTGAGAAAAGTGATATGATGAAAGCATACCACCCTTGCATACCTGTTTTATGCGAAGCAATTTATCGCGCATCGACCCAATCTCCAAGTCCAAGTAGTGACATCGTGACATAATAGCACCCAGGTGTGATCCGATACGCGAGCCACGTGCAATTGTCTTTTCAAAGTCGATATTTGTAATAAAAACAATACTACCCTCAAAGTCAAACGCATTAGGAATTTCGCCATCGCCGAGTACACGACTTTCTTTATTCCAGCAGATACGCCGTTTATCTCCACTATTCAGTGATGCCTTTAGCAAGTTCAAACACTCTTCCTCTTGCATAATTCCGTCACAATCATCAAACACGAGCACTTGTTCCGGGCTGCGATTGTAATAAAGCTTCTGGTACAAGCCGATGCTCGAAACGCCGCCGCTGACAACTTCATATTTCGGATCTTGCCCTGCAATTTTACGAAACATATTTGCCTTCTTCAGCTGCTCTTCGACACCGTAAGACTTGCCAATACCCGGAGGACCTGACACAACAAGGCCACGCACTACACCCTGGGCGCAAGCATCTGTGATCTTATCGAGCATTGCGAATGTTTCGCTGATACGCTCCATAGCATCATCATCTGTTTCAGCAGAAACAAATGCTTGCTCGTAATTCGTACCTGTTTCAATCTTTCCGCTGCCTGTTGCGATAGTGACGTGTTCAGACAACACTTCACCTGCTTCATCCAGGAGTGTAAAGTCGCCAGGCATAACTTTGACACGCTGATGCGATACTGCACCTTTCTTAGGTGCGGGATTATAGATGGTAACAAAACCACCAAAAGCACCTTCTTGGTAGGGTTTAATGAGTGGGAAGATGCCGGAAACAACTTCATTGCGATGGAAACCTTTAACGATACTTACTTTAATAGTCATTAAATACCCTTCTTGTTTAAGTATATATTATACAGCATTTGGTCGATTCGGTCAACCGTTTTGTTCAACATACTCTTTGGCATATCGAAGATGGCTGAACTCAGCAAATTTGAAATCTTCACCAACTCGTGTCCACGAATACCATTTGTCGGGGATCATTTCTCGTTTACCTGCCCAGATCTTTCTACGGAACTCTCTGCGAATTTCTCCGCAGATTATTCCGTTCCGGAAAACAAATAACCCGTTCTCAGACTTCTGATACGAGACCATCTGCTTTAGGATCCGCAAGGATCTCCATCTTCACCAGTTCGTGGAAGCATTCTTGCCCTTCGAGCGTGACATCTTCGAAGTCGATAGCATATTCTTCATACGATTCTTCGTCTTCGTCGTGGCACTGAAAATATCCACTCTACATATCGCAGAAGTCCATACGCAACCACTTGCCGGACGGATCCACATAGAAGCAGGCACGTTCCGCCATATCGGCGATTTGGTCATCGTGTGCAATTTTGCTCATGCCATCACCTTTACGTTGACGCCTGCTTTTGCAAGCGTATCGAATACACAATCCACTGCTTCACCACGAGTGCCACCGATGTGCCAGCAAGTGACCTGCTCCTTCGGAGTGCCTTCACCTTCGCCATTGTAGGAATCGCCTTCCTTCCAGTCGTAAATGGTTGCATAGGTGCCGTCTTCGAATGTCAGATTCCATTCAGCTTGGACTTTGTACCCGTCGCCGTCGGAATGCTCAGGACCAAACACTTTGACCAACTCGTCGTAAGTAGTCTTGATTTCTCCCTGAAGCCAGCTTGATTGCCATTCAGATGCAGGAGTAAACTTCATATCGTTTCCTTTAATGTGTTGCGAAGTGTTTATTATACGGCCAAACAGGAGCCTTGTCAACATTAATCTCCAGAATCAATCTGGTATGTATCGCCGCAGTGGGCACAGACATATTCGTGCAAACAGTTGCCAACAGTCTTGCCGCTATAGGAGTGGGTACAGCCTACGCCGTTGCGATTAATACCAACATACCCGCGGGCCTGACCAAACATATATTGGCCACCACAGTTGTTACAGCTAAGAGTATCGTCAGATGCACGATAACCAGCCATAACATTAGCATATCGCCGCATATCTTCGGGTAATGGACGCCGCCCCGTACCCTTACAAACGGGACATACGCATTTACCTTCGGGTATCACCAGTTTTGTTTCCATTTCAACTCCTTGCGGCTTTAAGAATACGAGCAACTGAATTGTCAGCAATGTCGGACCAATCCTTAGGCATAACAATACGCTCAGGCAGTTTAACACCGGGCGGGAAGTTCCAAACATTGGAGAAGTGATCCTCCACCAGGTCTGATACTTCAGACATCATCGAATACAGTGCGTCGGCAATATAGCTACGACCATCCTTCCACGCATGATAGGAATCACACGAGCGATAGTTGCAGCGAACAGGCATCCTATCCAGTGCTCGGGACAATTCGCCGTCTGTATCAAACGGGTGGAATGTATCTGTTTCGAACAATTGGATTTTGAAATACTCTGTATATCCTTCACTTACCTTTTTGGTATCAAGTGTTGAATATAGATTCACATTGGCAAGCATAATCTTGCGAAACTCCGTCATTACAGCAGGCCAATTATATTTCATGATATATTAAGTAGATAAGATAAGACTACCTGCCATGGAGCACACCGGTATGTCAGTGTGCTTAGGACTCGAACCTTTTAGCCTTATCTTATCTACTCCTTGTTGCGATGTGACTATTATAACAAGGTTCTTAGGCCTTGTAAACAATTAAACGAAAAGAAAGTTTTTAGATAGAAACTTGAGCACTTTGTTGTAGCCGTGCTCTTTAATCAGTTCCCCGATCAACTTGTCAGCTTCAGGAGCTTCGGCGCACGTGGTCAACCGGTCTGCATCGATGCACATTTCAATGGCACATTCGTTGTCGTCGACCATGCAATCTGAACCAATATAGTTCCACACAAGCCACATCGGGTGCCTTAACTGATCTACTACTGCTTTGTCTAACTGCATATCTACTCCTTGTTGCGATGTGACTATTATAGCAACAAGGAGCGAGTCTGTCAACTACTTTGTTTCATATTCCTTAATAAGCATTTTCAGCCACTTGTGGCGATGCGCTTGCATCCGGGCAAATGTAATATCTTCCGGAGGTACACCTTTCTTATTGATAAGCCAACTATCCATTGTTTGACAGCCTTCCAGGCGCGCTTGGATTGCAGACTTGGCCCGTTTTGCTGCATCTGTGTATGTGTAAGGATTCGTACTTAGGTTGGCATCCTCGATAGCGTGGCAGATGAACTCATTCATAAACCAACGGCTGTTGTAATCTTTGACACGTCCTGTTGACAGCCGTTCAACAGCCTTACGCATCGCCTTGGCAATTCTTGCACGAGAAGTCATATCGTTCCTTTTTTGTGATGTGTCTATTGTAGCAGCATGGGATCTACCTGTCAAAGGTTATATGCAGCAAATGAAGAACTGACCGCTTGTATATAGTGAGGTCGGTAGATCTATAGTAACCTCGCTGGTTGACCAAGGATGACTACGAGATATCTGACCGGACCTGCCGACCGTTGCCCAAAAACCACACCATCAATTGAAACCCGCAGACGAAACCCGACAGACGAAACTCTTTGATTGAAACTCTTTGATTGAAACTCTTTGATTGAAACTTATGTCGAAAATCATTTAACAACGTATATCGTTAAATGAATTTATATATCGAAGTTCTTATCTTTCAAAAGTGACAGTAAAATCTGGACAGTCTCTATACATTTGAGGTATAAGATTGCCTTCTTTCTCTATCATTGCGTTTAGGTTCTTAAACTCGTCTACATAGTTAGCTTTCTCTAACGCATCGAGCACAACTTCTACACAACTTACGCGAGTAGAATCAGATAGGTCGAATAGATCGTCATAAGGTTTTCCAATCTGCTTAACTAATGCATCTATCACAGCAGTCCATTCGGAATTAGATACTTGAGCAGGAGTCAATAAGCAAACCGTATCACATTCGAACACAGAGTCGAATGTTGCATACGCTACGCCAGCCGATGTTGCTTCGACAAACTTGAATCCATCACGCTTGGTAGGATCTTCTATATTATCACAATTCATTAGTGCGTGACTATAACGTGCCCACTTGCCCGTCTTCAACCAGGATAACAGACTAACAAGCACACCACTTAGGTGTGACTTATTACCAGTGAGTATAACATAATATCCTTTTGCTAATACAGCGGCTATATGATCCTTATCATGTGCATCAACTGCACATTTTTTACTCCATCGAATCTTTGGTGGAATTAAGGCAAGCCAGTGATAAATTTTATAAGCTATAGATGTATATTTCATAATGGTAGTCTCCTACCATTATTTATCGCGAATGGATATGTATATGTATTCCTACATAGGATTATTGTGCAAGATTCCTATTTAAGATTTGGAATTTGGAATATGAATCTTAGATAGAAATCTGACCTTGAAGATTCATTGCGGATCGTACGCAGCGATTATCTTCTTCAAGCTATTAGTGAATCTCTTTTTATGGAGTCCTATTAAGATATCTATTGTATCCCATCTTGCTGTATAGGATGTTTCTTTTATCTTTGTAAGCATTATGTTATAAATTATAACTGAAAAATCATTTCTTTTATCTTTAAGATTTAATTCGAATGGATAATTAACATCTTCTATACATTCGGCGATCCATGTTTCTAATATTTCTCGTGGAATATTTTTCAGATCGTTGTTATTAGCTATGTCGGGATTAGAGAAACGCAATGTATCAAAGATTGTCATCAATCAAATTTCTGTTTATTAAACCTAGATGCTACTTGCTGTTGTGTTCTGATTTTAGAAGCATTACCTGTTCCTAATTCTGCATGTGAGAAAATTCCATATAAATCTATTAAGGTAGGTCTACTATGTATTCTGTAACAGATGGCAAGATCTTGCGTAAGATGTGCATGGGACATATTTAGTCCTAATTTTCCGATAGGGCCAGCAGAAACAAATAGAGAATCTTTAATTAGTCTTGCGGCAGGATTAGCTATCTTGGCTGTCATAAAATCATTTAACTTTTTCACAGCTTCTGGATGAGCAGCTATTGTTTCGAGATGCAATTTACACATTCTAATTGAAGCTCCGATAGGCGCAATATTGGATTTATTTGTTGCCATCTTATGCTATCCCGGCCGCTTTATTTGTCATTGCAATAGCTTCTTCTAATGACAAGGGCTTGGACCAGGCCGATTCGCCTTGCTGTGCAACAGCAATGATACGAGCTTCATCCTCTTGGCTGATAGGAGATTGCGGGAGTTCCGGTGCTACGAATTCATCTAGGCGCATAATAAGATTCCATTTAATAAGTATATAATATAACACACTTATTGAATTAATTCAAATGGTGTTATGCATATTTATCAGTTAATGCTTCCTTGCGGTCTTCTTCGATATCACTGATTGCTTCCTTCAGCGTCTTGCCGCAAGTACCAACATATTGTTCACCATCTTTCCACCATGCATACAATCGTACACCTTCGACGATGCCATTAAAATATTCGTGTATGCGACCTGTATCATCCATTGCTAACTCCAAAATATTCGCGCATCCTGGCTTGAACTTCTGCTCCAGCCACCAAACTCAATTCGCTCTCCTCGTCACGCATTATGTCGCGCACCAGTTCCACAGCGTCATTGACAATTAGTTCGGCGAACTTGTCCTTCAGTAATTTCACCTGCATCATGTTCAACGTAGTCCATGTCTCGGGCACCACCTCGTCAAGCGCCTGTCCAAATAGTTCATTAATTCGTTTGTTCATTTTATTTCTACCAAATGTTTTTCTGCATAAAAAATACCACACCATGCAACAAATTTGCCATCCTTATACAAGTTAACAAAACCATGGCTGGATGGTGCTAAGTGTACACCCTTATTTCTACTCGAGGAGCATTCTCTATCTGTATGTTCCACAACATTACAGACACCATACTTCTTGGTAGATATTTGTTGTTTCCATTTACGCATATTTAATCTCGGAATCAATCCTTTGGTTGATATGTTTTAATTGTCACAAAGAATTTATTGTAGGCAGTTTCGAATCCACGCTTGTAATCATCCGCTTCTACTTCTTCTCCTAGCTGGTCATATATCTGCTGCCACATCAATCCCTGCTGACCATCTGCATACCCTTGCTCATAAGGGGTTTTCATTCCTGCATTGCCGGTTGCCATTATGCAGTTACCACATTCAGTCGTTCCCGCGCAGCACCAGCAAAGGCCGAAATGTTACCGCATTTATCTTCCCAGCGCAAGAGATTGCGGCAAGTGTATCCAATATCTTTACGATCCCGACATACAGCTTCTTGATTCAATTCTCCGTTAAGGAATACCCGGCAATGAAACTGGCCGTTGATAGTGCGAACTGTAACTTCGTGCTCACACAAGCCTTGCAGCACCTTCTGCATTAGGATAAGTTCCATGTATCGTTGTTTCTTCATAAGCGTCAACCTTTAGTTTATTGGAAACAGAACTGCATAGCCTGAATTGGTATTCTTCAATGCTGCCCATTCATCCTCTTCCATGCCGTTGTATTCGGCGGAGTAGTTCTTGGAATACACTTCCCCACTCCAAGTAGAGTCGGGAACATATACGACATCAAATTCAATGCCTGACATTGGAGAATATCCATTCCCCTCGCTATCTTTCTGCATGATCAATTCCACATCTGGATTTTCAAGCAGCATCTTTGCCAATTCATGTGATTTCATTCTCCAACTCCGAAATGTTCTTCAAGTTCGTTTACAATCTCTTGGTACGGAGTAGCTCTGCGACACATTTTCGCACCCATACCGGTTTGTTCATCATATACTTTATCCACAATATTTACACATTCCCGAACAATAAGTTCGGCGAACTTTTCTAAATCAACACCATTGTCTTTGGCAAAGAACATGCCAAACTTATCGTCAGGCATACCAGCCTGTTCAGCAAGTTCTCGAATTCGTTCGTTCATGCTATCTCCATTTCTTGTAAAACAATAATCATTGGCAGCAACAAGATACATGCCGGGTCATCTGATAACTTACCCCATATACGCAGTTCATCTGGTGTCATATCAAGATATTTTGAGGAATGGTCCCATGCAATGAGTGCCACTGCCGCACCATATGCCGCACCATATGCCGCACCACTTGCCGCACCACTTGCCGCACCCCTTGCCGCACCC